CTTGTGAAGAGCACGTTGCCGGCCCCCAGCCCCGCATCGTTGCTCTGGAGGAAGACCATGTTCGTGCCGTTGTAGGTCGCCGTGAAATCGGCCCCCGCCCCCCATTTCACGTATTGATGGTCGGCGTCCACGTCCACGCCTCCCGAGGCGTCCAGGTTGCTGACGAAGTCCGCCTGCCCCCCGACGTAGCAGGTCCCGTTGACCGCGAAGTTCTCCGGGACGTAGGAGATCGCAAACTTCGGCGCGCCGGCATGGTTATTCGCCGCGTACAGAGCGAAGAACTGACCCTTGGATCTGGCCGCGGGAAACACCTTGTCCACCGCCCATAGGGAGTAGTCGGTCCCGGCCCCCACCGCAACGTCGATGGTGACGCTGTTGGTGTCGTCGGTGATGAGGAACAAGTAGTACTCCCCCGCGGCCGGCGCCGCAGAGAGTTGAATCGTCACTCCTGCGCCCCCGGCATAGACCGGATAGAGAACCCCCGTCGTCAAGGAGGCGACGGTGAACGACCCCGACTTCTCACTGCCCACCGTGACCGGCCCAGGCGGCAGCACCCAGCCCCCCAGGGTATCCGTCAGGGGATGACCGTACCGCCCCTTGAACTCCCCCGCCCAGGACGAATCGGTGGAGAGGCCGGAAAAGTCGAAGCCGTACACCCGCCCCGACTGGATACGCATGAACTTCGCCATGATGTTGATCAAATCTGTCTCGCCGACCGCGGGACGGGCCGCCAGCACCGTCGCCAGGGTCAGCAGGACCGCCAGGATTCTTTTCATGTTGTGTCCTCCTTGTCCGCGCCCTCCGGGGGCGACCGACAACGCGGCCGATCGCCCCCTTCGAGCCGCCTCCTGCTACCCGACGAAGTCCACGGTGCAGTTCAGATCCTGCAACCGGCCAATGGTGCGCCGGTTGAGGGTCAGCATCTGCCCGTACCCGCCCATGGTCGCGATCCCTTCATCGTACCCCTGGCGCTCCCGCAGGATGCGCCCGGTGAACTCGTCCAGGACCCACCCGAGCGGTTCGCACCACGAGAACTTGAGATCCGAGTTCTTGATGAACGTGAGCTCATTCCTGAAGCCCATGTCATCCCAGTGGAACGGGATCTGCTTGTCCTCGTAGGTGAAGGTCAGCTTCTTGTTGCCGGCCATCAGCTCCAGCGGCGCGAAGCGCTGGTCCGGGTACAGCATCTTGAAGACCTCGACGGCCATGCCGGGATGGCCCCAGATCATGTCCGGCGTGGTCCCGGTGTAGCGCTTGTACGCCGACACCATCCGCATCAGGTATTCCTGCTTGATGTCCAGGTTGCCCAGGCCGCCGTTGACCTGGATTTGCAGCGGCTTCCACCACGGCGAGTCGGCCACGGTCAGGCCCTGGCACGTCGCCGTCACCGACCCGAAGAGCTTGAGGCCGGCGAACTCGTTGTTGTACGAGCAGGCATAGGCGCCCGCGGCCGAGCTGTAGGTACCCGGCGTGAGGTAGTCGAGGGGATCGGGATCGTTCCCGTAGGTCTTCGTCACCTTGACCTCGGCATCCCCCGACACTTCGGAGACGTAGCCCGCCCCGTCCGGGACGTTGGGCGCGCCCGTGTTGGCGAGTTGGGCCGTGGTGCCCCAGACCACCAACTGGCCGGCCCGCATCTTGGACGTGTTGGTTTCCGCGTCCGCCACGGTGGTGTCGAGCGTGATGGTGGCCACCGCACCGACGACGACCACGACCGAGGCCTTGCCGAGCAGGGCGACCCCGTCCATCCAGATCATCCGCTGCATGTTGAACTTGAGGCCGTCCCGGAGCGACTCCAACTCCGTCTTGAGCGCGCTCGCCTGGGCCTGCGCCGAGGTCCGCGAGAACTTCACGGCCTGGCCGGTGATGCTCATCTGGGAGTAGATGAACTTGGCCCAGATCTCGCCTTCCTTGTGCTTGGTCGCCCCCGGCTCCGGCAAGCGCCCCTGCTCGGGCACGCCCGCGAACGAGCCGTTCTCCTGGTGCCGCACCGGGAACGTCGCCCGGCGTCCCGCGGTCCACTGCAACGTCGTCTCCCCGAAGGCATCCCAGGCCGGGACTTCCTTCTTGGCGACGTTGATGATCGCGAGCTTCATGTCTTTGAGCAGGGCGTCGATGCCCCCGCTGCCGAGTACGCCCGCATATGGCGAGGTGGTTCCCCCAAACAATGTCTGTGGCATGGTCGTATCTCCTTCCTACGTGCGGCCCTCTACTGCCCCCCGTTCTCCGCCCGCCCGATGACGCTCATGGCCTCAAGCAGTTGGGCGTCGAACTCGTCGCCCGTCTCCGGGAGTTTCGGCGGGGTATAGGTGGGCCGCGGGCGCCCGTCACGCGAGCCCGGTATCTCCGGGGCCGCGGGGCGCCGTTCCTGTTTCAACACAAATCCCGCGTCGCGGGCGATCTTGAGCGCGTCGCTAGCCGCCAAATTGGCGGCTTGCTGGACCGTCGCCCGTGCGCCCAACGCATACTTGCGTTCCGCGATGGTCTGTTCGGTGAAGCCGGGCAGCGCCTTCAGGTTCAGTTGGGCCAACACCGCGGCCTTGGCCGCCGCGATGTCGCGCTGTACCGTCTCCGTCCGCAGACCGACCTCGACGTTCCGCAACGACGAGGCCATTTCGCTCCGCAACTGCGTGTTCTGGGCTTCGAGGCTCTTCAGCCGGGTGTGCATCGCCTTGAGGAGCGGGGTCAAGGTCGCGGCCAACTGCCCCTTGGGGGCCGGCTGCCCGGCCTCCAGGCCGTCGTCCTCCTCCTCGACCGGCACGCTCGGGGCCGCGGGCGCGGGACGGCCCTGAAGAGCCTGCCCGAGCGCCTGGAACCCCCGCGTCATCTGCTCGACCAGCGCGGCCATCTGCTGCTGCTGCGCCTGGATCGCGCCGGCCAACTGCCCCAACTCGGTCGGAGCCTCGTCCTTGACCTCGACGATGTCCAGTCCCGCCGGTACCTCCAAGTCCCGGAAGTCATACTCCGGGGCTGGCGCGACCGGCTTCTGGTCCGGAGCCTGCTGGTCTCCGGCCTTCTGGGCCGTCTGCTGGCCTGCCTTCTGGTCCGCCTTTTGGTCGCCGCCCTGCTGCACCTGCAATGTCATGCCCTCGTCACCCACGCACGCCTCCTTCCGTTATTGTGCCAGCCCCCGCGGCCGGGAACGCTTCCGCGCCCGGATTCAGCCCCATCGTGGGACCGCCGGCCATCATGGGAGGCTGTCCATACACTTCCGTCTTGGCGGACCCCGCGGCCGCAATGCCGCGTTGCATGGCGGCCATCTGCTGCTGCTGCATCCGCACCTGCTCGCGCTGCAAATGCGCCTGGTAGTGCGCGACCAGACCGGCCTGCGCCGCGTCCGGCAGATTGTCGAACGTGGTCGAATTGAGGAACCCGGTCATTTCGTCCAGGTGGATGTAGCTGTCGTGCCACTCCTGCACGGGCTGCGGTTCGCTGGGCTTGGCAATGATGGCCTCGATCTCCCGCCGTTGCTTCAGGCGGTGCAGGTCGATATCGCCCGCGGCCTCCTCGACCTCGCCAAACTCCAGCATCTTCCGCATCTGGCGGTCATCCTTGATGATGCCATAGTTCCACAACTGGAAGAGTTGGTCGGTGCGGAGCGCCTTGTTCGAGGCGAACGTTGACCCTTCCTGCACCACCACATCCGTGCTCGAAATGTCGGAGGCGAAGAACTCATAGACCTCAAGCCCGGTGTTCTTGCCGACGACCTTGACCGTGAAGGGGCCGTCCGCATAGGTCTTCCACAGTTTCAGGCCCATCGCCCCGGCCTGTTTCACGAGGCGCGACAGTGACCGCGCCATGGGGGCAAAGTTGGTCTGTTCCTGCTCCGCAATGATGCCCATGCCGCGGCCCGACTGGATCGAGCCGACCGCGGACCCCTGCGAGATCGGATGGATGCCCGTCATGTCCCGCATCCAGTCCACCAGGACCGCCGGCATTTGCGCCACCCACCCCGGCAGACTCCCCAGGTGAAAGGGCTGCGGGGGCAGCGTCGCCCCCGAGAACTCGATCACCGACCCCGGCTCATCCACCAGCGTCGCCGGGTTGATCTTGGCGTTCTTGTGGGCGAGGATGCGGGGGAAAGCGATGAGATTGGCGATCTCGGTCAACTGCGAGGCCCGGCGATTCAATTGCTTGTTGAGCTCCAGGGCGTCCCACATCGGACTCTCGCCCCGGTTGGCGTTCGACCCGATCCCGCCCGGTTCGAGGTCGCCCTTGTTGGGGATGGCCCGGGCCTGGAGGTACGGGATCGGCAGGGTCCATTCGCCCTGGTCCAGCACCACCCCTTCCGCGGGGCAGAAGGTCACGAACTTGCGCTTGGCGCAGTCGTACCACTCGATGACCGTGGTGTAATTCTTGCCCAGGCGGCTGGCGGTGCCGACGTCCTCCAGGATCTTGGCGCTCAAGAGCCGGTGTTGCAATTCGTCGTCGCCCGCATCGCTATTGCCCTTGACGGTCTTTGCAAAGGTCCGCTTGACCCAGTCCTTGGAGGCGCAGCGCAGGCGATAGCCCCACTCCGCGGTGGCCGCGGTCGGCGCAATCGGGTCCAGCCCGATATCGAAGGGCATGATGCTGTCGAACTGGAGAAAGCCGGTCACGCCCTCCCGAATGGTCTCCCGCGTCTCGGGGTCCTGGAGCACAAAGGGACTGCCCGCGGTCCGGTTCCAATACACGCCCCAGTAGCCCTCGCCGCACAGCACCAGGTCGGCCGCGGTATCGGCCAGTTTCGACTGGCAATCCTCCTCCTCCCAGACGTAATCGAGGAGGGCTTGCGCCATGCGGGCCTTGTCCCGGTCGTCCTGGTCCCGGGTGGCCGGCCGGACGTTCCATGCGGGCCGGTTCTGCGTCAGCTTGGCGATCATCGTGAGCGCAAAGCGCCGGTAGAAGTTGACGGTCAACTGCACCCGCCACTTCTCCCGCTTGCGGGTCGGGATCAGGCCCAGGAGGTTGCTGTAGTTGCTGTAGTGGTGGCCCTTGAAGAACGCGATCGAAGTTTGCCACTTGATGAGTTGGTCGGTCTTCTGTTCTTCGCTGGCCCGAATGGTCTCTTTGACATCTTCAAGGTAGGTACTGGTAACGCCCATGCCTACCCCCACAGCGGCAACGCAAACGCGTTGCGGTGCGCAGTTTCCCGGTTGATCCGACTGAACTCTTCCGCTTCCATGCGCGACCAGAGGAAGCGCGACATGCCCTCCGGCCTATCCTCCCAGGGGGAGACCGCGGTCTCGGGGGTGGGGATGCCGACCAGCACCGCGTCACCCTTGAGGCCGGCCGAGACCGAGGGACTCAAGTCGCTCTCCCAGGAAAGCCGCCCGCTGGTTGGGCTGCTCGGCCTGGGTCCGCTGTGTGTCCTCGCGTTCATCCTGATACTGTCGCTCCCGGAACAGACGTTCCGCCGCCTGCTCGTCCAACACCGCCTTGCGGCTCGCACTATCGAGGTTGGCAATGTGCCGCTTCAGGTCCGTCTCCTCCCGCCGGAGCGTCTCTTGCAGCTCGGCCTGGCGCATGTCGAACGCCAACCGCCGCTCTTCGACATGCCGCAGATACCGCTTGTCCTGCCACCACAAGAACCCGATCAGGACCACGACGGAACCTAGGAGCAGTTCCATTCCTTCCCTCCCTGTGCAACTAGTTTACACGGAGACTTTTGGTGTGTCAAGAGGTGACAGCGAGAACTGCCGGCGTGTTACTCTTCTTCCCACCCCGAGCCGCCCCGCTCCGCCCGCAGCAGACGCTGCCAGACGGAATACAGGGGATCGTGCGGGTCCAAGGGTTTCTGCGCCGCCTTCTCCAGCCGCGCCAGCACCCCGAGTTCATCGTCAATCTGGCAGAAAATGACGAAGGTCATGGCTTCGTCGTCCTTGGCCCCCGCCTTGGCCTCTTCCTTGACCCGGCTGGTCCCGGCCTTCGAGCGCCGGAAGACGATGGTGCGGAGTTCCTCGACGAGAGAGGCCGAATGGATGATGGCCTGCTTCTTGCGGACGACGCGCCGGGCCGTGGAGAAGGCCTGGGGCCGCGTGACTGCGGTTGTGCTCCAGCCCAGTTTCTGCCCGATCTCCTCGCCGATGGTGTTGTAGCGGGCGGCCTGGTAGAGATTCCCGTAGCCCTCGTCTTTGGCCAGTTCGATGGTTGCGGTAGCATAGCCGGCCGCGTTCTCCGGCGCCACCAGGGCCACGTTGTAATACTCGCCGGCCAGCAGGCACATTTCCGCCAGTTCGTCCGGCACAAACCGCCCCTTGGCCTTCAGCACTTGCTCTTTGGTGCCCTCGGCGTTGCAGCGGTCGCCTACGAAGATGCAGGAGTTGTCCGGGACCTGGACGTGCGGCGCGTCCGGGGTCTCATCGCCCTCCGAAGGGTCCGCCGTCAGGATATACTCGTGGTCCTCGACCCGCGGTTTGAACATCTCGAAGCGGCCCGAATGGACCGGGTGCCACTCCACAACCTTGGTTTCTGGATGGCGTACGAACTCGCCGCGCTCGCCGGCCCGGACGTGGTTGTGGGTCTGCCAGAGCAGACCGCCCGGGGAGAACACCGGCTCGCCGGTCCCGATGAAGGCCTCGTCCGGGTTGCTCGGATACTCCTGATGGAACCGCTCGACCGAGCCGCGGCAGAGGTTCTCGATCGCCCACCGCCGCCACAGGATCTGCTCGGCATCGACCGGGCCGAAACGATCCTCCTTCGTCTCCTGCAACAGTTGGATTTCGTCCTCGTCCAGATCCGCGGCCCGCCAGTCGCCGGCGTTGATGTACGCCTGCATCTGCACCGGGTCAGTGCACGCCCCCTGCACGAATTGCAGGCTCGTGTCGCCGGGCCGCAGGCGGTATTCGTCAATGGCGAACCAGGGAATGAACACAAACCCCCACTCGCCCTTGCCTTCCCGGGCCAGTTTGCACAACTCGAAGAACTCGCCGCCCCACCCGTACGCGGTCGATTCCACGAAGATCATCGACACGCCCTGCTTGGTGACCGCGTTGAAGCCGCCGGTGAAGACCTCGGACGCCTTCTCCTTCCAAAAGGCGACCTCGGAGGCATGGAAGCCGTTGAGGGTCAGCGACCGGGCCACGGCATCCGCCTGGGCGGTGTCCACCTGGATCATGCTCTCCGTCGTCTGCTTGCAGCGGTGCCAGTCGTGCTCCTGGTCGAACCCCTTGAACGCGATCACGTTCAGGGCCGCGCGGTCGGTCAAGGGCTTGAGCCAGTCCGGCAGTTGGGCGTGCATCCGCTTCAGCATCCGCAGGATGCCCTCGCCCTTCTTGGTCTTGTCGGCCAGGGTCAGACATTCGGAGTGGGGATGGAAGATCATCAGCCACAGCAGGAGCGCGTTAGCCAACGTCGTGCAACCCCACTGGCGGGCCTTGAGGATCACCAGGCGCACGCGGCCCGTCGTCGTGAGTTGGCGCAAGACCTCTTCGGCAAAGTAGCGTTGCGCCCGGCGGTAGTCCGGATGATCAATGTCCAACGGTTGCAGTCGCTTGTCCTTGCCGACGACCTTGACGCAGTCCCGGATGAACTCAAAGGGATGCTGCGCGTGCCATTGCCACAATGCCCACTGCATCTTCGGGCTGCATTGCGTGGCGACGGCCCGCTGCCATTGCTCGGACCCCCACTCGCCGGCGATGCTGAGGCGCGGCCGTTGGCTCCGGTCGGCCAGGAGGCTAATGGCGGTTGATAGGCTTGCCATCCGGTCCCAGTACCCGCGCCAGGCGATCCACGTCCGCGGGCGTGGCCTTGACAATCTGGCCCCCGGCCACGAGACCCTCGATGATGGTCTTGGCGATCAACACGCCCACGTTTTGGCCCTTGCCGGCCACCTCGCACGCGGCCCGTTGCTCCTGGTTGCCGCACAGCGCGGTCGCACAGAGCATCCGCACGTGCATCAACACTTCCACCGGCGCCCCGAAGGCCCCCATGACCGCCAGGCCCGCCACCGCGCCCGTGAACATGAGTTGCCGGTCCCGCGCATCCAGCGCCTTGCCCTCAATCTCCGGCACTACCACGGCCTTGTCGTCAGCCATTGCTCGCCCTCCACCTCGCATTGCCCATCCTACCCCACTCCCGGGACGCCGTCTAGCCCCCGACCTCGCCCATCAGCGCCAGCGCGGCTTCCCGCAAGGCGGCCAGCGCGGCCATCTGCTGCTCGTGATAGGCCTCCCGCTGCTGTACGTACCGCAAGTAGGTCGCCACGGCCATGGCCGGCGTTATGCTCACGTCCGAGCCCTCCACGCGGCCGGCGCCGTTGGGGGCCTCCGGCTCCACCAGGAAGGCCGGGTGATGGTACGCGTGGCAGAGCGGTCGGCCTTCACAACTGACGATCCGCAGGGGCCGGTAGCGGTCATCCACGAAGTAGAGCGTCGTCATGGGTCAGACCTCCCGGAACAGCAGAAAGGGATCACGGAGCACGGCCAGTTTGCCGAACCTGGCAATGGGGCGGACCTTGACATAGGCGTTCTGGCGGATGGCGTCCTCGACGGTCAGCGTCTTGCTGCCGCCGCCGGAGGCCCCGAGGCTGAGATCACCGTTGACCGCGATCTCGACATGCGTGATCTTGGCCGGCTCTTTGGCGTCCGCAAAGAACACCAGCGCGCCCGGCTTGACTTCTCCGATGGAGACGGCCTCCGTCTTGAAGTAGTCGCAGAGGTTCGCGGCCGAGCGATCCTCATCCCGCCCGAGGAGATTGACCGACTTCAAGACCTCGACCGCCAGCCCGGAGCAGTCGAACCCGGAGGGGTCATCGCCGCCCCACCGATACCACGTTCCCAGGTAACTCCACGCCACCCGCATCGCCACGTCTCTTGCTTCCTGTCGTGTCATCGTTGACCTCCGTTGTTATCAGACCACCTCCTTGAACCAGATATCCCACTCTGCCGACCCAGGAGCAAACGGCTCGAAGGGCGGCAACCGCTCGCGCGTCGCCATCTCGAACACCAGCCGACCAAGACCCTCCATATGCTTGTCGTTCTTGGCCCGGTGAATATTACGGAGCATCGCCGGCGACATGCCCTCGCTGATCTTGCCACAGGTAAGACCCCGCCATAGAACCCTGGCCGCAATCAAGCAGCCATCCCGGCACCGCTCGACGTTATCCGCCTCCGGGTCCAGGCAATGGCCCCAGGTCCGCTCCGGGCGCACCACGCCCCGCCACCACGGCAACCGTCCAAGTTCCTTGGTCCGTTCCCGATTGGCCGGCGAGGGGACGCCCGAGTAGCCCCAATGCGGAGACTCCGGGAAGCCGCAGTCCTGGAGGTTGTGCAGAAACGGACCATACCAGATCAAGGACCGATCGTCGCAGGTTGCCGCTTTTGGCAAGTCGGCAATTACGGCATCAAGAATACGGTACCGCTGAAAGTGCCACTTGTGCACCGCCTCATAGTTCCGGTTCCACGACTTCTTCAGGGTCAACAGCAAACGAATCCCCCGGGACGCCTGTTGCTGCGTGATGGTCCGAGGATCGCCGGGCGTCCAGCCGTCCAGGGTGATGTGCCGGTCGTCGGCCCAGTCGGTCATGGCATCGGAGCGGGCCACGAGCAGCGCCCGCCGCGCGGCCTCCTGGCCGGCCATGCCGACCGCGACCAGCGCCTCGGCAATCACGCCTGCGGTGACGGCATAGTGGTATTCATTGCGGTTCATGGGTCGCCTCCTCCTTCTCCGCTCGCTTCCCCGTGCCGACACGAAGCCGCAGGCCCTTGAAGTCGATCTCGACCTCCAGGCCCCCGGCCACGACCTCCAGTAGCTCCTTGACCCACTCCAGCCAGTTCCCGGTCATTACGTCCCTCCTTTGGCTCGTCTCACCCGCCACGTCAGCCACGCGCCCAGAGGCACGGCGACGGGCAGCATTGCCACGCCCACGAGCGGCCCGACGACGAACCGCACGAGGCCCCCACCCAGGACAGCCAGCGCCGCGGGCAACCAGGCCCCCTCACGTTGGAGGGTCAAGACGGACTTGCTTGCTGTCATGGCTTCCCTCCCCTGATGCGCTTCCGCGCCGCTCGCCCGGCTCGGCTATCCACGGGCACGCACCGGGCCGCGGGATAGATGGGGCGGTGATGCCAATCATAGCATCCGGCCTCCGCCTCATGGTGCTCGGCGGCGCAGTCGTGCGGGCGCGCTCCGTCGCAGCCGCCCGGCAGACACTCGGCCCGCCCCGCGTGGTCGCAGATCATCTCCTCAGGCACCGGACTCCTCCCGCCCGTTCACCGGGCATTTGTCCTCGCACGCCTCGCCCGCCAGTCGGCAGACTTGGCAGGCCACCGCGGCTAGGCGCTCGTTCTCGGCCTTGAGGCGGGCAACCTTGCCCTCCAAAATCAACTCCGACTTCAGCAGACACTCAGGGCTGCGCTCGGTGCACGTCGGGCTTACCTGGGTCGAACCGCACGCCCACGTCCCGGCCCGGTATGCCGTCGTCCCACGCTTGCCGGTGTTCCTCGCCGCCCCGCACTTCGGGCAGGTGTCATCGGTCATGGCTTCCCCCTCTTCCTGTGTCGATCCGCCCACAATATGGCAGCGAACATGCACCCGTAGAACGCGGCCAGGTACAGCCTCGTCGCCACCTCCAGCGCGCACCCCGGCAGGAGAAACGGCCACGCCCACAGCGGCAGGCGGTCGTGATGCTTCATGCCTTCCTCGCTTTCCGCTTGCCCAACGTCGCCACGCGCCAGAGCGCAAGGGCGCACTTCGGGCACACCTGCACTCTCGCAGCCGTGCCCCTCGCCGTCGTCCGCTCCGTGTGAAGCACGACCGGGAACGTCTCGCCGCACACATAGCACTTGTACCCGCGCCGTTCGTCGCGGGGCGTCAACCCAATCTTCACGTCACTCATCCTTGACCTCCCCTTTGCTTCTCCGTGTCTGCTTCCGGTGTATCCACTCCTGCGTCGCTTGCCGATCCCGCCGACTCCAGTAGCGGGCCTGCTCGTCTGCGGTCGGGAGGCCGGTGTCCCGGTTGGCCGTCCGGTGGCGGTCCGCGTCCAACACTTCAGACATCCCGATCCGAAAGTGCGCTTTCCGCTCGGCCCGGCTCGCCCCGTTCCGCCGCAGTTCCGCGGCCTTGGCGCAGAGCGCACAGAGGACGGCCCCAGGCACAATAATCAGGCCGTCGCAGAGCGGGCAGCGGGGAGGTGATTGAGTCTTGTTCATGGCCTCCTCGTCGCCGCCTCGAACACACGCCGCAGCAAGTCGCCGGGACTGGCCGCCCCCTCTCCATGATGCAGGATGCCAGCAACTCCACAAAAGAACGAGCGCAGCGTGAGCAGTTCCCGATCTTGCGCCTGTACGCGTTGCGACAATTCGTCCCGATCCTTTTCCACGGCGAGCCAGTTGGTATGCGCCCGCTCTTCCGATTCCTTCAGCGCCTTTATCCGCTTCTGTGCCGCTGCCAACTCGTTTCGAGCGGCCAGCGCTGCCCTGGCCCGGCCTTCCCTCTCCGCTTGCATGACTAAAGCCAGCGATTCAATATGCCTGTCCTTTTCGGACAAGCCGCGGTTGCGGGCACGCACCACGCCCCATAGTAACTTGATCCGCGCCCGCAGTTGCGTCTTGCTTCGCTTGTCGGCCATCGTCTCCCCCTACCAGTCCACGACCTTGAGTGTGACTGAGTTACTTGCGTTTGGCTCAAGGGCCAGGAACCCATCCTCACAACGCAGCAGCAAGCCGCCCTTGTCGTCCTTGCGGACGCTCACGCGCACTTTGCGCCCAGCCCGCGTGCCCCGACTGAATGTGACCTCAAACTCCACCGTTTGAATTCCGGGTCGCAGAACCGCGCCCGGAATCACGGTGGGCACAGATTCGAGGCCGGCCACGACACCCCCTTGAACGCCATCTTTCCGTTTCTTGCTCACCCCTTCCCTCCCTTCAACGCCGCCTTCCTTCTCGCCACTTCCACGCCCTCACCCTTACCGCCCTTCTCACGTCCGCGGCGAACCCGTCACCCTCGTTCTTGCACCCCCGCCCGCCCCGGTTCCACGCCTGGACGTACCGCGCCGGGCAATGCCGCTTCCACGCGGCCAGGTGCGCGGCCCCGTACCACACGGCCACGACCGGGAACATAACGAGCACCAAACACCCCGGAATCCGCGGCCCGTCGTCGGCCCACACGGGCGCGCCGCCCTGAAGCTGCCACAGCCCGCAATACCGCCATTTCCGCCCGTGCGGAGGCTCGCCCCAAGGCTCCCGAGTTCCGTACCGCGGCGCGTTCGCCTGCCAGCCCGACTCGACCCAGGCAATCCCCCGCATCGTGTCGGCGTCGAGCTCCCAGGCCGCAGCCGAGGCGCGGATCGCCACGTCCACCCGGCAGGAGTGCCAGGCGGGCGCGAGAGACAGGGCCAGGAGGAGGGCAATCATGCAGGCCCCTTGCGGAATCCAGGGCACGGCAGTTTGATCAAGTCCCACCATTTCCCTTTCGGCGGCGGATCGCCCTCTTGCTCGTATGCGTAACCCGGCCTCATCCCGGTCTTGCATCCTTCCATCCAGTGCCGGTATCTGTCGTGTCGATATGCATCCCAATCTTGCTCATCCCGGCCGTGGTCGGTGTAGTGTTCTGGCTCTGGAAGACGGGCGGATCGCTCAGTGACGGGCACATAGTTCGCACACGCCGTACACATGGCCCGCTTGACTTGCCGCTCCATGGCGCGGGCCGAATGGGTATGCGGGTAGAATGATCCGCACTCCGGGGCCACTCGAAATGTCGGGGCCTGTCGGACACGCACGATGATTCCTAGCGCCTTGGCTGCGTGGTAGATTGGTTCCCAGTTCATCCATTCCTCCCCGCCATCGCCCGCTGCTCCGGCGTGGCCCTTTGACAGAAGAACGCGTGACCGAGCCGTCCCGGCCAGCCGTGCATCACTTCCGCGGCCGTCCGCTTGACCCACTTCCCCACGGTCGGCCCCTTGCCTTCCCAGTCCCACCGGGCCCGGTACACCGCCCCACAGAGGCCGCACGTCGCCGTCGGCTCGCCCGAGAGGTCGGGCAAGTCCGAAGGCGAGGTGTGCGGGTCGGGGTGTGTTGCCGTCGTCGTCGCAGTCCGTTTCATCATGGCCTCTTCTCCTTTCCGCCTTTCCGCGGTTCGTCCCACTTCCGGCACTTGCAGCGGGGGCACTCCCGCGGCGTCGCCACCCGCGCAACCCATTCGTAGCCGCATTTGCGGCACCGACACACTGACAGTTCGTCTTTCTTCATTCTTCCACCTCACCACTCGCTTGAGTACATGACCTCTGACTCTGAGTTGCTTCGTTCCGCGCACACGTCTAGCCACGTCTGGCGCGTCACGATCCCATCTTCGTCGAGCAGGAACACTCGCATCTCCGCGTCCGACAAGCGCCGGCATTCTTCAATAGGGCACAAGGGGAGTTTGTCTCCACAGTCCTCGCGCCGGTATCTCCGATAGGCCGACATGGCTGCGCGCTGACACCACGCGATGACGCCCGCAATCTCACCGTCGCACCTGATTTCGTAGATCCACCATGCGCGCTTCATTGGCCCCCTCCGTCGTCGTGGGCTTTGAGTATTTGTACGAACCGTTCTTCGATGATGTCCTCCGGGCGCATATATGCCTTCTGGAGATCCGCAAAGGCAAAACATAGCGACACTTTACAGTACTCGCCTCCGTCCTTCCACCGCAGATCAACCGAGAAGTAGTTGCCATCTTCGCGGCCCTCAATGCTCACGCGGACCTGCTGCTTGTCATGGACCAAATGCCTCAGAGCACAAAAGAGCTGATGTAGCCAGAGAACGGGGGTTGTCTTGGCTTTCTCCACCCAATCAGGCCGCTTACATACGCGGTGCACCTTCATCCTTCCACCTCACGCCCGCAGTTTATCATAGTCATAGCGGTTGTCAAGCGATTTGTTGCCCCGCAGCCTCCGGGGCCTGATGGCAGTAGGCAATCCTCACCTCTGCACCCTCCCTGCCAGCGCCTCGATCTTCTCGCACAACTCCCGCGCCCGCTTCCACTCTGCCGGGCCGGGCCAGACACGCCGCGTCCTTTGCCGCAGCCCCGGCAGCGCCGCGCCGTGCTTGCGGTCGGGCAGGTCCACCGGGGCCAGCAACGCCCCGGCCATTTGTGCCAGGGCCGCGATTTGTGGGCCTACGCCACGCATGGGGGAACCTCACCTCTGTTGGTTGTCATAGTAGTCTCCCTCCCCGCAGACAATGCGGACTCATCCAGAGCCGTTCTTGCTTGCGGTTCGCCTTGTTCGCCCCGTCGCTGTCGGCGCTCTGGTAGGCCGCGTTGGCCTTCCAGGCCACCATGCGCCAGCCCGCCGCGGCCATCTGCTCCACATGCTCCGACTCGTACCCGGCCAGCACGATCCGTAATCGTGGATCGTCGCCGTGGGCAAGGCACCACTCCCGCACGCCCGCGGCCACCGTCAAATCCTCGACCGCGTAGAGGCTCGGATCGCGAACCTCGCCTGAGTATGGCGGGTCGAGGAACACGCCCACGGTGTCACCATGCGCCAGCGCGCCCCGCGTCACAACGCGTTGCCAGTCGCCGCAGCACACCCGCACCCGCCGCAGGCGGGCGGCGAGAGCACCGAAATAGGCCAGGAGCGCGGCGCGGTCCGCTTGGCAGTTGATGCCCTGATGTCCCTTTAGGTGCAGGCGCTTCCGGTTGACGCCCTGGCCGGGGTTGCCCAGGTGCGGGAGCTGCCGGTTGACGCCCTTGCCGGAGTCGCCCAGGTGCGGGCGCTTCCGGTTGACGCCCTTGCCGGGGTCGCCCAGGTGCGGGAGCTTCCGGTTGACGCCCTTGCCGGGGTTGCCCCCGACGACCTCGCCGCCAACCACACTCCACGGCCCGGTGCCCGAACACCACCCGCTCCCGATCCATAGGCATTGACCCCAAAGCCAAAAGCCCGCGACTTGGGCGTCGTAGTAGTCTGGGGCGGCCTCCAGTTTGGCGAGCCGCTCCCGACCTGTGTTTACAAGCCACAGGTGCCGCGCCAACAAATCCGTCTCGTTGACTGGCCAGTCCGCATACTGCGCCACTTCTTCCGGGGCCGCGGCCAGCGCCCGCCACACGTTACAGATATGCGCGTCCTTGTCGTTGACCGTCTCGACGTGCCCCGTATGCCCCGCGGGACGCCCCAGGAGCACGGCCAGCGAACCGGCAAACGGCTCAACATAGTTAGATACGTCACCGAGCGCCGCCCACACTTCTGGAGCGCATCTACTCTTACCACCAAACCAAGGGAAGGGAGCCTTCAATACGTCCGCCATGGCCCCTCCACCACCCGGAACGCGAGCCGCACGACCTCTTCCTCCCGCATGGCTTCCCAGTCGCACCTGTGGAGCGACTCCCACAAAGCACAGAACGCACTGCGCGGGCAGAGCACGCCGCAACTACTGCCTTCGGGCGCATAGTAGAGATTCCCGCGCCTGAATATTTCCATCCCCTCGCGCACGGCCTCCTCCTCCGTGATGCCGCCCAGGCGCTCTAGCCGGGCGTCCTCGGTGGCCTCCAGGGTGAGGCGGGACAGGGAACGGGGCATACGGAGAGAGGAAAACCACCGGGCGACTTCCCGCCGCGCCGTGGCCTGGTACTCCGGCTCTCCCGTGTCCGTTCCGATCACGAGGTGCGACGGACACCACGTCTCCCTGACCCACAGCCGGTCTCCGGCCTTCACCTTCAGCCACCGCCGCGACCGTCGCCGAGTGACCGACTTGTGCCCCGCCAGAATGGCCCGCACCATCGGGCCGGCAAAGATGATTGCTCGATCAGTCATGGGCGGCCTCCCCGTTCCTCCTGGCGAATCTGCTCCGTCGCCTCGTCAATCTCCCGATAGCTCAGCGTCCCGATGTGACTCCAGAGGTGGAATCGAGTCAGGGCCCAAGGGAGCCCCTTCCACTGAGGATGCTCTTGCAGCGCCTTTCGGACTTTGTCTTTTGGTGTCATGACCCCCCCCCTGTTGCCGACCCGTTGATGACCCCCTGCTTCCACGCCTCGACCTCGCCGCTCACAAACTGCCGACACGGGCGTTGCTGTTCCCACGGGCGGCGTTGCTCCCCGAAGCCGACCAGTTCCACGACAGCGGGCGAAAGCTCAGACATCATGTCTCCCTCGGCAAACGTCGGCTCCGCGTCGCACCTGTCGTGCCAGTAGCAGCGCCGGCAGTTCTGGTCGAGCCAAGCCTGCTTTTGCTCCCAGGACTCCCACAGTTGGCATTGATGGAGCCTCATCGCTCCCCCCCGCACGAAAAGTCCTTCGCCCCGCTTCCCTCCCCGCACCACCACTCGATCAGGTGCGCCCGCAGCCCCCTGGCCTCTTCCTTCGGTGCGTCCGGTTGGCAGCCATGCCAGACTCCGACCACGCCCATCAGAAAGGCCGCGAGCACCAGCAAGCCCGAGAACGCCCCAAGCGCCATTTCAGCGAGCGAGAGCTTTTCGGGTTTCATGGCGTCTCCTTTCCGGCCGGGTGCGTCACCTTCGGGCAGTCCGCGGCGTGTGGCTGCGCGCCGAGAGGATGCGTCTTGCCGCGTGCCCCGCAGTAGGCGCAGTGGTCCAGCGTCCCGCCGCCGGACGCGGCGACTTCGTCCCGCACGTCCACCGCCTCCCGCAGCCGGGCAACCTCGGCCTTGAGCGCGTCCCGCTCGGCCTCCAGTCCAGCAATCCGCTTGTCTGCGTCGTCCAGCGCATCCAGGGCCGCGGGCAAGTCCACGCGGGCGTGGGCGATGAAGTCCACATTAGGCCCTTCGTTCTCGGTGGTCGGGCCATATTCCCCAAAGGAACTTCCGTCGTCGAAGATCGTTGTCCCGTCTCGGGCTTCCATCATCCAACTGTGATTCCCGCCGCGACTTCGCCACCCCCACGGCCCCGGCGTCGCCGCCTCGCACCGCTTCCTGGCTTCCTCACGCCTTGCCTTGTCCATCGTTATCCCTCCTTGGTTGCTGTCCGGCCCAACTCTTCACGGGCTGCCTTCAGCATCCTTTCGGCAGTGCACGGGCCGCCCGTCCAGTCGAGATTCGACGCCCGCTGCACGATGGCGTTGATTTCCCGCACGGACAGCGCCAGGGCTTCCTCCAGCTCCGCGATCCTCGCCCTTGCCGCCCGCAAGGCTTCCGCCGCCAGCCGCAGCCCGTCCTCAAGCTCTGCAATGCGCTTGTCCTTGTCCATCACCGACCCTCCTGCATGGCCGTCGCATCCTCGGCCACCATGCTCTGCCCCTTGAACAGGATCAGCGGCAACCGAAACTCGTAGCCGCCGAGCTTGTTCTTGTCCACCTTGCCCCACAACTTCAGCGCGTCGCCGCCGGCGTCCTTGGCCTTCCGCCGCCAGAGCAGCATGATCACGTCCGCGGCTTGCTCGATCATGCCCGAGTAGCGCAAGTCGGCCATCGTCGGCCCCTCCCACTCGTCGGCCTCCGTGGCGGCCCGGCGCAACTGCGACATGGCGACGACCGCACAGTCCGCGGCTTTCGCCAGCTCATGCAGCGCCACGACGATCTTGCTGATTTCCTGCTCCCGGCTCCCTGTCTTGACCGCGGGCGGGCGGACTTCCTCCAGGTAGTCCACGATCACGAGGGCAAGTTTGCCCCCTTGCCGCTTGCGCCAGTTCCGGGTTTCGGTGCACAACTCTTCGATGCTGAGGCCGGAGTCCACGACGTCAATCCCGGTGGGCACCAAGGGTATCCCCTCGGCTAACTCCTCCAGCGGGACGTTGCCGAACCGGATATCCTTGGCGTCGTGCCCGGTGGCGTGCGCGACGATGCGGAAAGTGAGGCTCTTGCGCGTCGTCTCCGTCGAAATGAACCGCACCGCGGCCCCGGCCTTGGCCGCCTTGACCGCGAAGCTCACGCCCACCGCCGTCTTGCCGCACGACGGCCGGGCCCCCACGACGTAGAACGCGCCGGCCAGGAAGCCGCCCACATGCCGATCGAACTCGGGCAGGCCGCTGGGGAGACTCGGGGTGCGCTGGCCGCTCCGCAGTTCCGCCAGGATTTCTTGGAGCACGACCTGTACGCTCGTCTCGGGCTGGCGGGCAATCTGCGCGCCCAGGGCTTCGAGGTTGGCAAGGCTTGGGGCCAGCACGTCGCACGCCGGCATCCCCGGCAACCAGGCTTTCGCCAACTCCGCCCCGGCCTTCTGCGCTTCCCGGATGAGCCAGGCGTCCCGGAGGTGTTGGCATTCCCGCGCACACGCCCAATCAATGCCGCACTCGTGCTCGGTGAGTTCCAGGACCGCCTCTTGCAGCCGCGGACCCGGGCGTTTGGCGGCGAGGGTTTGGGCCAGGATCGGCCGCGTCCACGTCTGGCCCGCGGCGTGCAACGCGGCCATCGTCTCGAAGATGACCCGGCAGTTCGGCTCCGTGAACATCTCCGGGCGCAAGCTCGGCGCGCACTGCGAGAACAACTCCGGCCACAGGAGGAAGTCGCCCAGGATGGCCCGCTCGCTCGTCGTCGTGTCCGGCGTCGGGTATTTCGTCGGCTTGCGGGTGGCCTCAGGCATAGTCGCCCTCCGCGCCCTGGCCGGCTTCCCCCTCCGGTGGCGGCGCGGCCACCCCGCCCGGCACGCCGAGATTCATCACCGTGGCCCGGCCCAAAGGCGTGGGGAAGTCCAGTTCCGCAAACGGCTTGGGCGGCTCCTTCGCCAGTAACGCCCGCTTGACCTCAGCCAGCGCCGCGGGCGAGAAATCCGTCGCCAGCGCGGCGCAGATATGCAGGCACCAGTCGGTGAGCTTCATGTCGCCGCGCCGGACCGCGGTGTCCATGCGGCTGTATTCCCAGTCCGTCATGGCGAGCAGGCGGTAGATGACGTTCGAGTCGAAGAGCGCGGGCCAGGACTCCACGCGGGCCAGGGCGGTCAGAGGCGACAGGCGGCGCAACCGCTCGCTCGCGGGCATCCGCGTATAGATGTCTCGCCCGCGCTCGACATGCTCCTCGTCTCGGAACAGCACGGTAAGGTCGTGGTTCCGCAACTCCCGATGCCGCGGCTTCCAGTCGTCCTCGCGGTAGCCGAGCAACGCTTCCTCACACTCCGGGTAGCCGTAGGTTTCGATGGCCTTGATGATGCAGTCGAGGCGCTTGGGGCTGAGGACCATCTTGCGGTCGTTGTGCTCCCACAGGGACAGCCAGAGTTGCCAGAGGGCTTGCACGTCGGGGTCGTCGAGCATGGCGTCTCTCTTCTCGGCCTTGGTGCGGGGCTTGCGGGGGGGCTTGGCCGGGGCTTCCGGCGCGGCTTCCTCCCGGGATACTTCCGGCTGGCCGAGGGGAAGGAGAGGTTGGGATGGTGTCTCGTGCACGCGAGCGGGCACGGGCGCGGGTACGTCACGCACGGGCACGCGGTCCCCCCCTAAAGGGGGGGAGGGGGGGTGTTCTTGCTTTTTCTTTTTCTTTGTATCTGCTTCTGTTTCTGCTTCTGTATCTGTATCTGATCTGTATCTGGTTCCGTTACATAACGCGTTATGTAACGCGTTACTCTGTCCGTCTCGTAACGCGTTACGGTGGCGAGCCTGCCGTTCTGCGTTGGTGGTGTCAGTGTCGGAAGCCGGTTGCCACCGCCGCCAGTTGGGAAGCGAGATCATGCCGTCTGGCCCCTCGACCAGCCAGCCGACGTCAAGCAGGGCAGCGAGGCCGGCCTCTGTCGCTTCTCGTTCGCGGAAGCCCAACAGGCGGGGAATGTCGGCGCGCCTGGCTACGCTGCCATCGTCGCGGTTCGTCCGCACAAGGCAGTCAAACCAGACTTGCTTTGATGAGTCGGAAAGCAAGAGGAACTTCGCATCCGTGGTAACAGGCTGAATCCAGAGCCGTCGCCAAGGTTGCGTTACGCTACGTTTCTGCGTGTCACTCAATGTCAACCCCCCCTAGATGGGACTGACCGGGGCCAGCTAGGGACCAGCCCCGGCCTGTCAGTCCCAGGGTTGCCGGCTTGCGCCGGGCACTGCCCACCCGACCGGCCCGTCGGACAGGACAACCCCCGAATTGTCACGCCAACACACTACCACGAGCCGCATGGGTTGTCAAGCGCGTTGTCGGCCCGGCCCGTGTTCCTGCACGCCGGGCCAACTCCAACAACAAATCCCGGAACGCCTCTGGTGTCGCGGCCCGCTGACGCTTGCTCAGATTCTCCAGTCGGCCTCGCTTGCCCTTGCCAACGCGCGGGATGCCCCATTTCAGATCGAGCGGGGGTTTGCCGGGTCCAACCCAGTACAACCACGTCGGCTTGCTGGCCGTGTGCCCGTAGTGCTGTTGGTCCAGGCAGCAACTCCATCCGCCGCACAGGAGGCCCCGCACCCATCCGCCCGACCGCGGCGGCTTCGGCAGTCCGAAAACCGCCCAAGCGTTGCTATCGGCAGGATGTTCGAGCACGCCGCCCCACCGACGCACGGCCGCGAGGGCCGCGGCAAAGCAACCGCCGTCGTCTCCCGGAGTCCTCGTGTTGGGGTGCGACGGTCCACCGCTGGCATAGCGGCCCCACCGCGCACAGGGCGGATGAGCCACGACAGGATGCGGGCCAGCATAAATGCGGGCATCTCTGGCCTCATCCCAAGGGTCAACTCCGGGCAGGCCAAAATAGGTTCCTCCGGTTGCGACAAACAGAGCTGCAATCATGCGATCGCCCCGATGTCCGCCGCGTACGGGTCGTTCTCGTTGTAGTAGGCGCTATTCATCGGGAAGCCTTACCGCAAGGTTGCTGTAAGGTTGCTGTAAGGCTTGCGGCAAGGTTGCTGCAAGGCTTGCGGCATGCATCACTTCTTCTTCCCCTTCTCGGCCACCGCGGCGTCCGCCATCGCCAGCGCCCAACAGTTCTCGACGGGTCGCAGGTCGCCGATGCAGACACACCCCCGACACCGCTGCCGGGCTTCCTCATCCATCCAGGGCCGCGGGCAAGCGCCCGGCAGTACCGCCAAGTCCTGCAAGATGACCGCCCCGGCCCGCAAGACGCCATCGATAAAGCAAGAGATTTCAGGATCATCTTGCCGCGCGAGCCGGCGTCGCCTCCTGGTCACAGCCATCGCGGCACCCCCAAGTCTTCCACGTCCTGGTTGTACGACGTCGGCCACCCATGCACCCCCGCCAGGCGGTAGGTCAGCAGCGCATCCCGGTAGGCCTGCCGGCCGCGGTCGAGCCAGTCCGCCCCGAGCGCGTACGTCCCGACCAGGTACGGCGGCTCCTTCTCCTGCGCGATGACCACGACCCGCACCGGCTCCCCGCCCTGGAAAGCCTTGGCCACGTCATGGTAGAGCGCCATCTTCAGGTGATACTTCCACCCCGCCACCGCCTTGGCCATGCCCTCCGGCGACGCGTCCGCCGCGGTCTTGTAGTCCACGAGCCACCCCGGCCCGAGCCCGTCCAGGCGGGCCTTCATGGGGAGCACGGGCTGGTCCGGGTACTCCTGCATGTCGAACAACAACGAGACCTCATGCTCGCAGGCCAGCAGCGCCGCCACCTTGGGATGCCGGTGCACCGCGCATACCATGGCCTTCCCAAGCTCGTATTCCTTCTCGGTGAGCACCAGCGCCCCCGGATTCGCCGCGGCCAGCTCCTTGTACGCCTTGGCCGTGTCGAGTTGGCAGGGCGCCACCAGGGGCGACAGCGGCGACTTGTCCAGGAGCAGGGTGTGCGCCCAGGTCCCGAGCCGTAACGCCGCGGTCGGCTCCTCCTGGCCCCCGCCCGCCAACCGCTGCTCCCGTTCCCACCCGAACTTCGCCGGACTGGTCGCGATCTCCACCAGCGCGGAGGCGTTCAGGCGGTCGAGCGCATGATACTCCCGCGCCGTCAACTCCACCCGCTGGACGTTACTGATGGCGCTCATACCAGACCTCCTTTCCCCTTCGGGGCCGCTTTCTCTTCCGCAACCTTCGCCGGGTCGGGAGGCGCCGTGTCCCACGGCTCGGGCGCGGGCATGCTCGCGGCAAAGCCCTCCAGGTCGATGGTCTGCGGGCGGACCTGCTCGCCGTCCTCCAGTTGGTTGTCCGCGGTCTCGGCCAGGATCATCTTCGTGCTCTTGGGCAACAGCTTGTACAGCGCCCGGATCGCCGTTTTCTTCCACATCTCCTCTTCCCACGAGGTCCAGAAAGAATCCTCGTAGGTCGCGGTCTTGCTGACGGCCTTGCGGCGCTCGACGTCCCGCCGGGTCAAGACTACCGACGTGATCACCGGACTGCCGGCCAGCACCGCACAGGCATAGACGTGGCTCAGCGGGGCCTCCTCGGGCGCGGTCTTGACGTGCCGGATCGTCTTCGTCGTGCCGTGCAGGACGTCGAACTCGTCGCCCTCCCGCACGACCTCGGCCCAGATGTCATGGACCCTCCCCGAGCGCCGGGCCAGCTCGATCATGCCCTGGTAGCCGATCTGGAAGTTGGCCTCCATCACGTTCTGCTTCTTCTTGTTGCGATAGGGGATGATGTAGGCCATCCCCAACAGCAGTTCCAACCCCAACTCCGCCGCGGCCATGACGGACAGCGCGAAGCTCGACGGCGTGCACTGGGCCAGCTTCCCGGTCCGATCCTTCTGGATGAGGTTCAACGCCGTACGCGTGAACCGCGCCGGGTCCATCCCCTCCGGCAGGATCGAACAGAGCTGCTTGTAGTGCATCTGGAGGACGGTCCCAAACCGCGCGTACGGGGTCACTTCCATGCCCGTAGCCTTGCTCTGCTCGTTCATGCCTCACCTCCCGGCCCCGCGTCCAGGCCCTCGGCGCGGCCCTCAGCCACCGTTCCATCCGTCGCCACCCCATCGCAGCACCCCTCCATCTTCGCCTGCCGGACCACCGTCAGCGCGAACTTGAACCGCGGACCCAGGCGCACGGGCTGATACTCGTGCCCGTCCTCGCAGTGCGCCCGCGCCAGCCGCAGCAGCGCCCGCCGATCCGGGGCCGTCAGGACCAACTCCCGGTAGGGCGTGTTCCAGGTCGCCGCGGCTGTCGGCGTCACCAGCCCCCACAGCCACCGCTGCCGGGGCGGGCGAGGGGTTGCCGGCCCCCGCCGCCGCCTCCTCCGCCTCGCCGCCTTGGCCCCCTCGCCGTTGACTCCCTTCTCGGCCGTGGGCGCTTCAGCCCCCGACCCCGCACCCCCCGTTCCCGTCTCGTCTGTACTCATTTTGACCCTCCATGGTTCTAGTTTGCACGCACGCGGCTCCTTTGATCAACCACGCGGCCCAGATTTACCACGACCAGTCTAAACTGTCAAGCGCGGACCCAAGATGACAAGCGGAGGCGGCGACGGACAACCACGTCAACCGCCCCCTCAGTCCGGCACTGCTAAGGAGAAGCATGGCCCACACGGGCCTTTGAGGCAACCGCAGACTACCACAGCCGCGCCAGACTGTCAAGCAACCACCCCGCCACGGCCCCGCCTACTCGCAGCAACCACACGGTTCGCCCTCCGGCTCGAAGTCCTCCGCGGCCAGTTCCCGCGCCGAACCGTCCGCCGCCCCCCCAAAAGCGGGGGCGGCCAGGGCCACGGGATTATCGCCCCCCCCTGGGTCGCCCCCCGCCGCCCGCGCCGCCTTCCGAGCCTCCTGGCGGGCGATCCAGGCCCGCTCCGTGGCCCGCAAGCCATCCCAGTCCTCGGCCGCGGCCGCCTCCTCCGCTTCCCGCGCCGCCTGCTCGTCGAGGTCCAACAGTCCGTCCGCGGCCTCGTCAAACCCCGCGGCCAGCTCCCGCGGCCGGGCCTGCTCCGTGCCCCCCCGCAAGCGCGGCCGGTTGTCGGCCCCCCGACTCCCCGGCCCGCAGAAGTACTCCTTCGCCCGCGCCATCGTCAGCAGCGCATCGTGGTCCAGGTCCTCCACCTCCGCATAGTACAGCCCCAGGTCCCGCTGCATATGCCCGGACGTCTTCGCCGCATTCCACGCGGCCCGCTGCTTCTCGAACTCGACCCCGGCCACCACCCCCCCGCGGTAGGTCGTCGCCGCCACCCGCCACGGCCACAAGGCGCAGTACCGCCGCTTGCAGTTCTCGACCTGCGTCTTCTCCCCGCAGTTGCACCACTGGCAATGGGCCTTCACCGCGGCCAGCAACTTCCCCTTGCGCCACGCCCGCCACCGCGCCGTCCGAATCTTGATCCGAAGCGATGACGAAGTGTGCATCTGCTTCTTCCGCGACAACCGCACCTGCGCCCGCAACTTCGCAATGTACTCCGTGTCCGTCTCGGGACTGCCCCCCTTGCGCGCCCAGTCCGGCCGCGGCCCCTGATGCAGAATCGGCCCTTCCCCCGGCGCCGGCGCCCGAATGCCGGCCTTCTCGAAGAGCTCGTTGGCCAGGATCTGCGCCTCGTTGACGGTCAGGTCCAGTAAGGGCCGCACATACTCCCCCTCCTTCCACGGCATCGTGCGGGGCGCCAGTTTCAGCCCCGACCCCGAGGGGTTCATGTCCGGCGTGGACCTGGCCCGAATCCGGATCTTCGGGCGATGCTGCGATTCGCCCCGGCTCACTTCCAGCAGAAACCGCGCGCCATTGGTATCCATCCGCGACCCCCCAGTCCCACCACGGGACTCCCACCGAAAAGGTACCCCCCTATCCCCAACCTGTCAAGAGTACACACCAGACGCACACACGCAAAAGGGCAATGCTGCACAGGGATTAGTGGATCATTACATTATCATTGCCGGACCTGTGGGTGCTCCCCTAAGAAGCATAGAGCAAACCCGCATAGCTCTAGGCCGAGAACGCGATCAGGGCGGGCGAATCCGGTGCCCATGAGTAACTATGTCACCCCCCCCGCTTGTGGCCGCCCGTGCCCGCCCTGCCCGCTTGTGATTCCAGTTCTGGGCGCAGCTCTTTCGGCCACGCGCGCCGCGGCGTCTTGGTGATTCCCCTGCTGGCCGTGAGGCCCGAGACCTCGACTTGTGCGTCTTGCACCCCTCCAGCCTTGAAGCGAAAGGGGGGGAAGAAGAAAGAGATCTAAGATCTCTTACTTCGGGGGGGATAGCGTAGGAAGAAAAGCCGGAAGGGGTCCGGGGGAACCAATCTATCAGACTCACCACAACTCACACTCTGCGATTACTGGGCGCGGTCGCATGGTCTTCGGGGCCTGTCCCTGGATGCAACAAAAGTGTCGCGCGATTCCCACGGATATACACTTTTGCCATACGCTAGAGATGGCATAGATATTTCCGTCATGGCGCACGCCCTAGAGCGATGCGGCATAGCGTGTTTCCATCATACATTTGGCGTATGTTGGCATGTCAGTTGCATACTACAAAGGCATGACCGGCGAGGTTGCCGGATGACAGGGGAGAGAGGACGATGAGACAAACCGAAGCCATGAAGATCAGTGCCGCCCTGGGCCACGACGGCCAGCGCTTCAAGGCTGCCGAAGGCGTGACCCTCGCGCACCTCTGCCGGGCCGCCACTGTCGAGCAGGACGGCGACTTCACCGCGTACCGCTTCGACGACGGAAGCTCCATCATCGCTGGCCCTGGCGGGTGGGACTTGGGGTTCGAGGGGTGCGACTGCTTTTGCTGGTCCGGGGTGGGGCACGCGGACGATTGCCCGGAGCGCGCCGCATGACCTCCCTCCTCACCATCCCGGGCGCGCGCCTCGCTCCTGACGGCGCCCTGGTGTTCCTGACGGGCAAGGGACGGGATCGCACCTCGAAGTATCACCCGCCCGTCAAGGGCTTGCGAGACTGGCAGTTGTGCGCCCTGGTTGACCTGCTGCGGGGGGATCTGGTGGAGACTCAGGCCCGCGCCTATGCGGCCTTGAATTGGATCGCGGGCGCACCCCCGCGCAAGTCGGACGGGGTAGTAATCAGGTCCGTCTCGAGTCGAACCATGACCCGCGTGCGGTCGCTGTGCATGGTAGAGGCCGGGCCCGGGGCGTATCGCGTGGGGCCGTGGATCGTCACGTTCCAAGCGCCTCGGCGTGTGCGTGTGCGTCCGGCTGAGGAGTATGTCTGCCCGCCCGTGCTCTACCGTCCGGCGGAGTATGGCGCGTCCGCGGTGTACGTCCAGGAGGCGCAGGCCGGGACGCTCGCGGCGCACGTTGACCCCGAGACTTGGGAGACGGGCGCGGATGAGGCCGTGGACTACCAGGACGGCGAGATCTCGGATTGGATGGATCGGGAGTGCGAGGATTGCCCGCGGGGCGAGCTGCAAACGCTGCCCGTGCCTCAAGGCGAGGAGATTCCACCCGCGGATGACACCCCGCCCCTAGCCGCGGCCGAAACGCGGCCCGCGTGGTTCCTGGTTGCCCAGAATCGGGCTTCCACCAAGGGGGACCGGGAGCGCAAAACGGTCGAAACAGGACTGCGGGCCATGACGTGGCTCATGGACCACGCGAGCAAGGGCGGGTATTTCGGCGGGGAGCTGCCCCGAGCCATGCGGGCATCCCTGCGGGCCATGCTCGCGATCGTAGCGGACCGCGGGGCGGATCGGGTGTACTATCTGGATGACTACTGTTTTACTGGCATTGACCGTGCCTGCGGTCGGGTCGAGGTGATCCGACTGCGGGACGCGGCATGACGGGGCACGGCACGCCCCGAAAGGAGAAGGACAATGGAAACGTGGAAGCAGGCGGAGACGTGGCGAACGAGGGGCTTGATTGCGATGTACGCGGGCAAAGGGAAAGCCGCGGGCCTGGCCTTCGGGAACCGCCTGTTGGTCCTGGCAGGCCTCGCCCTCCCGGAGAGCGCAGGGGATGAGTACGCCGCGGCCCTGGTCGGCAAGGGGGAGGTGCGGCCATGAACGGCACCATCAATCATGAAGAGATCGCCCGTGAGCTCGGGTCGGAATGGTCGGTGCTCAGGAAGGAAGATCAGCAGCCCGTGTTGATTCTGACCGCGGAGCCGGCGGTTTACCTCTGGTTCCGAGTCGAAAGCCACGGGGCCAAGCCGGGGCGCTTGGCCATCCACGGCAACGTCTGGGACACTGGCGAGAAGATCAGTATCGACCGGGCCGCGGTGACTTCGATTTCCGTCGCGGCCGACGCCGCCCCGGCGCGGATCGCGGCGGAGATCAAGCGGCGCTTGCTGCCTTCGTATGTGCCTGCCCGGCGCGCCCAACTGGCGGAATCCGCCCGGCAGTCGCGCATCAAGAAGGCGGACGAAGCCCAGATCGCAACCTGGGCTAACCAGCACGGCCTGAGGGTGCATCAGCATTCACCAAACACGGCCTCCTGGTACAGCAACGACAAGGCCTATGGTGACGTTCAAATGTCCTGGGGAACCTGCGAACTGAAACTCCGCAACCTCACGCCGGAGTTGACAGGGCGCATCCTGGAACTGGTGTGCGGGGCGAAGTAGCACATTTGATCCCCGTCCGGCCCGAGCGGCACGCGCGGGTGCGACTCCCGCGGCCGGATCCTGACCCCATGGAGGGGCAGAGAGGAGACTGAACCATGAAACTCTACTGGAAAGCGGTGTACAAACTGATGGATGGTCGGCGGTGGTGGTGGCTGGCGGATGCCCTGGGCCTGAAACATCGGACCCTCGAAGGCTTGCGCCGCCGCGCCCCCTCGGCCAAGACACAGGAGGCCATCGCCAAGGCCCTGGGGGTGCCTCTGTCCACGGTGCTCCTGACCATGGAGGCCCTCGCCGTCGCGGCCATCACCAAGGAGGCCCCCGCCCCGGACCTCAACGACCCGCGGAGGTGAGCCATGTACGGCTATCATTTCTGTACTGCGGATCGTCGGCTCGGTTTTGGTGACGGTCGGCCCATCGTCGTCGGGGAGACGTTGCGGCATGATGGCGAATTGATCCTGTGTCACCGCGGCCTGCACGCGTCGGAGCGCATCGTGGACGCACTCCAATACGCGCCGGGGCCTGTCCTGTGCCGGGTTCAACTCTCGGGCCAGATCGTCAAAGGCGACGACAAGGCCGTCGCACGAGCGCGCCGCGTGTTGTGGGTGCACGACGCGACCGCGGCGTTGCGGGTCTTTGCCAGGTTGCAGGCGGCAAAGGTGTTGCATCTCTGGAACGCTCCCGAAGTGGTGCGGGAATACCTGCGGACGGGAGACGACGGCTTGCGGGCCGCAGCCTGGGACGCAGCCAGGGACGCAGCCAGGGACGCAGCCAGGGACGCAGCCAGGGCCGCAGCCAGGGCCGCAGCCAGGGCCGCAGCCAGGGACGCAGCCAGGGCCGCAGCCTGGGACGCAGCCAGGGACGCAGCCAGGGACGCAGCCTGGGATGCAGCCTGGGCCGCAGCCTGGGACGCAGCCTGGGCCGCAGCCTGGGACGCAGCCAGGGACGCAGCCAGGGACGCAGCCAGGGCCGCAGCCAGGGCCGCAGCCAGGGCCGCAGCCGAACTCGACCTGCAACGCCTCGTGCGCCTGGATCGCGCCGGTCGCCTGAACCCCATCATCGAACTGCCGGAGGTGTCCAATGTGTGATCTCGTTCTCGGCTGGGACGGCGCGAACTGTGCGGGCTTTGCCCTGGCGACGGTCTGCGCGGACCCCCGGATCTCACTCTCTGGCGTCGTCCGCGGAACCACGGACGCGCGCCGCCTGCGGAACCTCTGGGATGCGGTAAACAAGGTCCAAGCCGCGTGCGACGACCTGGTCGTGTGTGTCTTCGCGGAGCAGCCCTGGTTGCACGGCGAGTCTCCCGAATCCAAGCGCGCCTACGGGAAGCTGTGCCGCGTGACCGGCTGGATCGAGGCCGCCGCGGCCTTCTACTCGTACCCCGCCCGGCTGGTCCGTCCCGAGGTCTGGCGCGCGGCCATGATCGGCGGCCCCGCGAACCGCAGCCGGGAGGACTGGAAGCGGATCGCTCTCGCCATGGTCCGCAGCCTCGACATGGCCCCGGTCACCCACGACGAGGCCGAGGCCTGCCTGATCGCGCTCTACGGGGCGAAAACGATCTGGTTGGAACGGGCAACCAACGTCAAGGCCGCGGCCCGGCGGGCGCGTCGCCTGGGGCCGCCGGCGCGGCCGGATTCGGGCCATTCCTGAGCACGTCGATCAACGCGTCCCGCGCCGCCTGACTGGCGACCGCGGCCACCTCCTCCTGATCGCTCGGCAACAGCAATTGCCCCCCGCTCGCGCCCAACAGGGCGAAGACGATCCAGGGCAAGACCTTCTTGGCGATTTCCACAAAAACCGGGTTGAGCTTGCCGGCCGCGGCCTCCGGTGGAGTCGCCGGCGGGGCGGCCAGGGTCTTCTGGATCGTCTCGACGGTGGCCCGCAAGCCCACGACGCGCTCCGCCATGCCGTTGACCCCGGACAGGATCGCATCGGTCTTGGCAGATATCGTGATCCGGAACGCTTCCAAGTCGCTCTCGGTGCGCCCGATCCGGTGGTCCATGCTCTCCATCAACCGTTCGCATTCGCGCGGCGTGATTACGTCCGTTCCCATGGTCCCTCCAGGTACAACTTCGGATGCCAGTAGATCCGCTGCAACACGTCCACCAACGTGGACAGCGCCGCCAGTTGAGCTTTCGTCGGCCGCGTCCGGCCCGTGGCCTTGCGCCCCAGGTTCGCAATGACGACGGTGGACCGGGCCGGGAAACTCCGCCCCTCGGCCGCGGTCCCTGACCCCCGCACATCGGAGCCGGCGCGGGCCGGGTCCAGGAACTGCACGATCTCGCCGTCCTCGGCGATCGCAAAGTGCGGCGGACACGCGGGCGGCAACTCGGCATCGTGGGGCCACCAGCCCTCCCGCGCCGCCTGCGCCGCGTCCCGGGGCGGGTCAGCCACCCACACGCACCGGATCGCCGCAGGTCGGCCCCCCGCAGTGGCATATGGCACGGTGGGCGGCGGGGCGTAGCGCAAGCGCAACCCCTTGAGGTCGGTCCACATCCCAGTCAACAAACACGAACACGGTTGCGGCTTGACCTGCTCCCGGTCGAAGCGATAGCCCGGCGGGCACTCCCGCGGCGCGGTCGGCGTGGTCTTGTCGTCACTCATGCCATTACTCCTTCTTCTCAATGATGATGGGTTCCGAGGCCGGTTTGGCCGTCAGGCCCACTTGCCGCTTGACCCCAGCCCGGATCAGGGCCTCCGGATAGCGCCCGGCGGACTGCTGGTAGTCCTGTTGCGCGGCCCGGGCTTCTTGCAGCTTGCCCGCGGCCTTCTGCAACTCGGTCTGGTAGGGGCGCCCCGCCTTCTTGGCCCGCTCCGCTTCCGCGAAGTCGATGGTTTCCTCCGCGTCCAAGGCCCGCAACGTCCGCTGCCCGGCCCGCTGCAACCGCCGATCGAGGGCTTCCTTGGTCTGGCCCGTCGCCGCCTCGACCGTGACGTCGATCCCCCACGCCTCCCCGATCGGCTGGAGCGCCCATTGCAACCGCTCCGGGCTGGCCGGGGTGCGGTTCTGATACGCCTCCTCCAACAACTCTTCAAGCCGATCCGCGGTCTCGCCGCGCAGGTTATTCAGGGTCTTCTGCACCTGGTCCGTCTTGAGGAAGCGTTGCTCAATGGGGGTGTTCAGGTATTCAAACATCACCGCGGTCTGCAAATCCTCGCCCACCCGTTCGAGCTTGCCCTTGACCGCCTCAAACGTGGCCTTGGCCGCGTCGTATGCCGCGGTCTTCAGCCGCAGTTCCGCCACGTGCTCCGAGGCCCCCGCCAGCAGTTTGCCTTTCGGCTGCGGCCCGACCTTCCTGGCGAGCTCCGCGTTTTCCGTCTCCCACCGGTTGAGTTGCAGGTTGCCCACGTCCCGCACATAGTCCACCGCAAACCCGATCACCGACCGGGAGGGCGGCTTGTCAAGCCCCAACTCCTCAGCCCGGGCCCGCTCCTGCTGCGTGACGAGCTCGCCCGCAACCAGCGTCCGCGCCGCGGCCTTTTCGCCCGCAGGGATGATCTTCAGCCCGACCGCGCGGGCAATCGCCCCCTCCAGGCCCGGCACCGCCGCGGTCCCGGACGCCGACCCGTGCAACGCCTCCAGGAACGGCTGCGTCGTCGTCGTGCCCCGCATCCCCGCCGGACCGGGGCCGGTGGGCAGACCCGCCCGCGCCGCCCCATACTGCGCGGCCTGTACCAAATTGAGCCCGGGCGCGAACTTTGACCACTCGGACAACAAGAACTGCAACGCCTTCTCCCCGCCGCCCAAGTGTTCCTGGGTCAACGGCGGTCCGCCGGCCCCGCCCGTGGACTCCGGCCCGGTCGCCCGCGGGAACATGGACCGCGGCGCCCGGTCTCCGAACAGTTGCCCGAACTCCAGCAGCAACGCCCCGAACGGCGACAACGCCGGATTGAACGTGTCCGGCCCCAGGTAGCCCGAGGTCAGCGCCGCCATGTCGATGGCCGCGGGCAACTCGGTCGGTCCCAGGCCGGTCCCGAAACTGATCTCCGTGCCCAGCGGCATCGGCAACTGCCAATAGGGCACGGTCTGTTCATAGTCATGCGCCGACCCATGGCCGCCCGCGGCGTGATACATCGTGGCCGTCAAGACGTTGTGCAGCATCCGCACCCCGAGGAACTCCAAGGGCTTCTTGGCCGCCCAGGCCGCCAGCATCGGCAGACTCTTGACCGAGTAGGTCAGGTAGATCGGACCAAAGGGGTTCTTCGACAGGGCTTCCAGCGCCCGGCTCTTGTCGTCGTAATCCACGAAGCCCTTGCGCGCCTCCCCGATCACCCCGTCGATCTGTTCCGGGGTCAACCGCTGCCAGGCCTTGCTGAAAGCCCGGTCGTACACGGCCACACGTGCCGCCCATGCCGCCTCTCGCGACTTGCCCTTGCTCTGGGATTTCCGGGCTTCCTGATACGCCCGCTTTCCCTCAGCAGCCGCAGCCGCGTTGATGGTCTTGAGCGGCCCCTCTTCTCTCGCCCAAGGCCGGACGAATGACCCCTTGGAGACGGGCACGCCAGCGTCTTTGGCAATGGACGCCAACTCAGCCTGCCACACGGTGTCATCGACCAGCAGTTTGGAGATCCGCTGAACCGTCAGCACCGACCGGGGGATGAAATCGGTAAACGCCCGCTGGTACTGACCGAACTTGCCAGCAAGCGTTTTGGACGGGGCGAATGTCAGCTTTGCAGCGGCCTTCAGCAAATAAGCCGCCTTGTCCAAAGCGGGCGTGTCACTTTTCTTCATGCCGGCCCAATCCCGCTGCACCTCAGCCCACATCTTCCGCCATTGCGCACGCAGGCCAGGCGGCGCGTTGCCGCCCAAATACCCGGCCTCCGTCAGCATGCCGCCCTGCAAACCCTGCGCCCGCAGCGCCCCCGAGACCGCGTTGCTGCTGTCCGCCAGGTACGGCCCCATCTCCCACGCGTGCGAGGCCGGGGAGAGGTCGTTGGCCGGCCCCAGGAGGAAGCGGTTCGAGAGATAATCGCGGACCCAGTTGCCCGTTTGATAGACGATCTGGTTCTGCTTGATGTACTGGGTGATCCGGCCCAGGACCTGCATGACTTTGTTGTCCGCGCCCGGCAAGGTCGCCCGCCGGCCCCGCGTGACGTGCAACTCCGCCTCCGGCGACAGGTACACCTCTTTCGCCCACGCCGGCAGTTCCGCGCCCGGCCCGAAGCTCAACTTCTTGAGGCCCGCGGCCTTGAGCGCCCGGGCCAACTCCGGGGCGACGGCCTCCGGGACCGCCACCGCCTGGGCCTGGCGCAGCAGGTCCACCGCCGCGGTCATCCGCTCGATCGGACTGAGCTCGTTGACCGTCCGACTGAGGCGCTCTTGCACATAAGAGCGGACCTCGGGGGTCAGGGCGCGGTTGCTGGTCAACTCCCGCAGCACCCGCGCCCCATGCTCCGCCTCGCCGCGCAGGGCGGACAACATGTCACAGAAGTCATTCATCATCCCCAAGCCGGCCCGCGCCTGAACCCAGGCCTCCTTGCCGGTCTCCCAGACCCGATCCACCACCCGGCGCCCCGTCTCCCCGGCCAGTTTGACCCCCGGCAGGATCTTGCGCGCCTTCAGGAGGTTGCCGCCCGGCATGAGGTTGGCCACCGCCGCCGCGGTCATGCCCTCCCACTCGGAAGGCGCCGCCGGCTCCGGCGTCGTCTTGGTCTTCTTCTCTGCCCCGAGCTGGCGGTCCAGTTCCGCGCGCAACGCCTTGACGTAGGCCCGCCGCTCCGCCAGCGGGATTCCGCTGTAGCCTTGCGGTTCGTTGGCAAACCGCTTCAAGGTCTCCTGCAAGCCGCCCGGGGACCGGGCATTCTCCCGCGCGATCCGGTGCAGATGTTCCAACGAGTAATTCATGACCTGGTCGAGCTTCAGCAGGCCGAGGTCGGCCATCTTCAGGCCCACGTCATAGGCCGTCCGGGACAGGTTCTGCACCGGCTCGCCCATCTCCTTCAGGTAGGTCGCCACGGGCATCTCCTGGAGCGCCCCGTCCCGCATGAACCGCATGGTCTTGCCGGCCATTTCCTGGAAGGTCAGGGCCGGTTGCAACTCCCGCATGAGATGCAGTGCGACAGAATGTCTCAGCCACCCCTCTTTCGGCAGCGCCCGCAGCGCCGGCGAATGGTCCAGCAGGGCCTGGTAGAAGCCGCCCAGACGCGCCCCTTCCGCGCCCCCTACCTTCACTCCGGCCTCGCCCAAGGCCCATTGCACCGCCAGCCCGAACTTGAGCGCCTCGGGCGAGACGCCGGTCACCTCGGGGAGCTGCAACGCGGGGGTCAGGGCGGGGGTTTCGTTGCCCCGCTGGCGCTCCCACAGGGCCAGGAAGTTGTTGCGCGCCCCGATGGCGGACGGTGCGGTGGACTCCGGGAACTCGAAGCCCTCGCTCTTGACGGTAAAGTGCGGTTTGCCCGGCCCCGCGGTCCGTTCGATGGCATACTCCTTGCCGTACCAGTCGAACCAGCGCCGGCCCGTCGCCTGGTCGTGGAAGACCTTGGGCTTCCCCACCGACCGCCCGCCGAGCAACTCGGCCCCGGCCTGGCCCGCGGCCATCGTGTCCAACGGCACTTCGCCCGCCGCCGCGGGGCGCGTCTGGTCCCGGACCCGATCCATTTCCGCCACGATCCACTGGCGGGCCGCCTGCCACGGGGTCAACCCATGCCGCCGGGACAGGTCCGTCACGATCTCCCCGAAGTCCGCGGGAACCTTGACCTGCGCGACATAGCGGGCGAGATTGCGGGCCAGGAGACCCTCGATGACCGGCCCCGGATGCTCCCCGGCTTTCACCAGGTCTTGCAGCCGGTACGCGAACGGCCCCACCCGGAACGCCCCGCCCTGCTGCGCCGCGGCCTTGGCCACCGCCTCCGCCATCTGTCCGTAAGGCCGGGCCACGTCCCACACGCCCAGGCCGACGAAATCCCCCATGTTCTGCATCAGGGTCCACGCGGCCAGGCGGGATTCCGCTTCCGGCATGCCGAGGTTCTTGAGGTTGGCGACGCCCTTTTCCATGTCGCGCAACGCCTCGTAGGCTTGCCGCATGCCCTTGCCGGCCATCGACTTCACGAAGTCATAGGCGAAGGTCGGCGGCGCGATCTTCGAGGGCGAGACGACCCAGTTGCGGATCAGCCGGCCCAGGCCATGATCCTTGAGCACGCCGGCGAACGCGGCGTGCAGTTGGCCGGCCTGCCGCTGCAACTCGCCCAGGGCCTCCACCGAGGCCCCGACCGCGTCCAGCGTCGCCCGGTCCGCGCCCGCGTTGACGGCCTTCGCCAACTCCTCCTTGGCCGCCCGCCACGCGACAGTCAGATCCTGGGTCGGCGGCATCCCGAGGTCCTTCAGCGTCTTGGCCGTCAGCCGCTTGGCCCGGCGCTGCACCGCCTCCGTCTTGAGGATCTCGTAGCCCGCGCGCATCGGCCCGCCGAGGAGATTGCGGAGCGAGACCACCGCGTTCCACGCCGGACTGCCTTCTTTCAGCCCCTTGGCCAACTCCGCCAGGCGGGAACCGGCCTGGGCGCGCGCGGCCCGCGTCGCGCCGCCGACCACCTTGGAGGCCACACTGTTCGTCAACAAGGCCGTCCACACGGGCCGCAGGGGGTCATCCTGCCACTCCAACAGGGTCTTGCGTTCGTCCCGGGTCAGCGGCAGCCCCGCGCTCAAGCGCGCCGCCAGCACCCAGTCCTTGCCGGTGGCTTGCAGCAGACCCTTGACCTCGGCCTTGGCCACGTCCGCTTCGGCCAACAGTTGATTCTGCAAGTCGCGCGGCGTCTTGTCGTCAAACACGGCCATGTCCACGAGGGTCCGAGCCGTGCCGGCCAGGAACGTCGGCAGCGCCAAGTACAACTGTGCCACCCCGACCACCGACCGCCCGAAGGACGCGGGAACGTTGGTCACAAACTGGACCCAATCAAAGTCCGGCAGGGCCTTGCGGTCCTCATAGGCCAGTAGCAACTTCGCCGCCAGGTAGGGATCGCCGTCGTGCGCGGCCAGTTCCGCGGCCCGGGCCGCCAGTTTGCCGGGCGGTTCCTTGGTCGCCACCAGATCCCAATAGGCCGGGTCCTCGGCGTAGGTCGCGGGGTCGATCTCCCCGGTCTTGGGGTCGGCCTCAAGGCGCAGGTACGCCGGCGCGTCGCCCTTGAGCGCGCCCGCAATCCGCTTGATGCTCGTGAAGGCCAAACTCCGGGCCTGCTCATAGGCCGCGGCCTGACTCTCCGGCCGGTCCGCCTGGTAGTCCAACGACGCGGGGCGCATCGCCAGTTCTTTCTGCACCGCCGGATGGTTCAAGAGGTCGGCAAAGAAGCTCTCCGTCGTGGCCCGCGTCGCCAACCCGAGGAGCAGGATGGACTGCCGCAGGTCCAACTGGCCCTGGCCGGCGATGGCCTTGATCTTCTCGAAGTCCACCCCCTTGACGTGGTACGTCCCGGTGGGCACGTCCTTTTCGAGCACCAGGCCGGTCAGCCGCCGCACCCCCCGATCCATCGCGGCTGGGTGCAGGCCATCGGTGTTCAGGCTCCACGCCGCGCGGGCCACCAGGGGATCAAGCAAACCCTGCGGCGCCCCCCCGGCGGCCAAGGTCTCCCCCCGCGCCTTAGCCAGCATGGCATCGGGGGTCGGGCCGAGCAGTTCCCCCGCCCGCCGCGCCTCGATGGCCGTCAAGGTGGAGGCAATGCGGGCCTGCCGGTGCGGCCCCAGACTTGCCCCGCCCAGGGCTTCTTCCGGACTCGCCGGCAACGGCACCGGCTGGCCGGCCTTGTCCACGCGGCGCGGGAGGTAGGCTTGCAACTCCACCGCCCCATGGATGGGGACCGGCTTACCGGCCAGGACGTCGAGGCGGGACTGTGGCACAAAGAAGGCCTCCGCCGCGCCCGGCTCGCCAATCTCAACTTCGCCCGGCGGCACGGGCGCCGCGATCGGCTCCGGGGGGAGCTCGACCGGCCGGACCATGGCCGCGCTTTCGGCCCGGGCCAGCTCCGCCAGGAGAAAGTCAAGGTCGGCCTGTTCCGCGCCGGGGGGCATCGGCAGCGGCGGCCTTTGGGTTTTCACCGGCGGGGGCAATGGAACCGAAGCGCCAGGAGGCCCCAGGACGAGACTTTCGGGGGCAGGCAAGGGTGGAGTGACCCCCCCCTGGGCAAGTTGCTGGTAGTCATTCGCCAGGGGAGGCACGAGCCGGGACCAGAGTTCCCCCGGATCGGTCTGCGCCACCAGATCCGCCGCGGTCGGGGCGCGGGGCAACGCGGCCCAGACTTCCTCCTCACTGAGCGGCATAGGTCCTCAACTCCTCGGTGACTTGGTCGATCTGGTCCTGGTAGTCCTGCGCTTGCTTGTCGGCCAACTCCGCCTCCGCCAAGAGACTGGAGGCCGCCGGCGTGCCCTGCATGACGCTCGCCCCCGTCCGCTTCTTGGCCGCTTCGCCTTGCTTCTGGTTGCGGGCCAAGACCAACTTGTCCCGCCGCGCCTTCAGTTCTTCCGGCCCGGGGCCTTTCTCCGGCCCGGTCGGGGTCGGCCCCGCCTTCGCATAGGCATCCATCGCCCGCACGACCTTGAAGGCCTGGCCGCTTTCGAGGGTTTCGCGCAGGGCCTGCTCCAAGGGCGGCAACGCCATCAGAAACGGATTAGGCTGGCCGCCGGGAAACTTGGCGGGCGCGGCGTGGGCCTGGGCGAGCGGGGCGTAAATCGTGCCCTGATACATGGCATCTTCAATGGCCTTTGCCTTGGCGAGCCGGCGCGCATACTCCTGCGGGCTTTCGTCCTTGTCGGGAGGTCGTTTGGCATCGCGCAATGTGGCCCCGAGATTGGCCTGCTCCAAGACGATGGACTGCCACGCCGCGGGATCGAGCGGCTTGGCATAGGCGAACTTGCCTTCCGGGGTGATCTCTGTCACCACGCCCGCGCCGCTCTTCATCGCCATCCGGTAATTGTCAAACGCCATGTCCAGCGCATCCTTACCGCCGCCCTTACCGCCGCCCTTACCGGATGCCTTGGCCGCCGCTTCCGCCTTCCGTTGCGCCAGCTTCGTCCACTCGATCCGGGCGTGCTCCGGAATCCACCAAGCCTGTTGGCCGAGCAGTTCCGTCTCGAAGGGCAGTTTCCCGGCCCGGACTTGCGAGAGCACTTGGCCTTCCGCCACGTTGCCATAGTGCTCCGCGGTCCGCCCGCCCAGTTCCGCGATCTGCGGGCCAAGCAGGGCCTGGGCCTGGCGAATGTCGGACGCATATTTCTCCGCGGCCCCGAATTGCCGGGCCGCACTCGCCCGCTTCTCGCCCACCCGCGGCCCCAACATGGCCTGCTCGATGGCCAGTTTGCCCGCCGCCAAGCGCGCCGCCGCTTCCTGGGCCGCGATCTTCGCCGCTTGCGCGTCCATCTGCGCCCGCAGGTAGCCGGGGTCCATCTCCTCGACCCAGATCTTCCCGCCGGGCTGCGTGGCGGCTTCAAGCCGCGCGCGCTCCGGCCCCATTTGCTGTTCCGCCATCATCTGCGCCACCACCGGGAAAAGCGCCCGCTGCCAGCGCTGCTCCGGGGTCTCAAAGACAGTCGGTCGGTACGGCATGTTTCACCTCCTGGCGCGGCCAACTCACCACGCCGGTGTCGGGGCGTTGGGCCACGCGCCATAGTACGGGTTCGTCCCGCCAAAGAACGACTGCACTTGCCGCAGATCGAACGGATAGCCCTGGTTCTGGCCCCACAGGGTCCAGTCCAGGGCCTGCGCCGCCAGATCCGCCGCGTTCATCATGCCCGTCTGTTCCGCCAGATACTGCTTGATGGCCGCTTCCTTGGCCGCGACGGCACTCTGCACGTCGAGCCCGGCCTGCCCACTGGCCGCGGCCAACCGCTTCCAGCGATCCTCCTGGGCCATCTGCTGCTGCTGCATGGCGAGTTGATTCAGGGCCTGCGAGCCGGCGCGGTTCATGTCCGCGATGATCTGGCGCTGGCCGGCCATCTGCATGCCGCTCTGCGAGGTGCCCTGGGCCGCGCCCTGCTGGCCGAGCCGGTACATCATGCCCGCGCCTTGTTGGGCGATACTTCCCAGGGCCTGCTGCTTGGCCGCTTCCCAGGCCGCGGGGTCCGGGCCGAAGCCGCCTTGGCCGCCGATCTGGCCGGCATACCAACCCTTGTCCCAACTCACGTCCTTGGGTCCCTGGCTCTGCATGTTGTTCTGTGGCATCTTACTTGCCCTCCCGTTGTGCGATCGCCTGTTCCGCCAGCCACCGCGGCAACGCCCCCAGGGGCGAGGCCCCCGCCGGGACGCCGGCATCCGCCGGCCGCGCGATCAGCGGCAAGCGATTGAGGCTCCGCGTGGTCCGCCCGAGGATGAACGCGTCGAGATCCTCATTGTGCCGTTGGCGCCGGGTCCGGTTATCCGCCCCCTTCATGGGCTTGCCCGACCACGCGCTCTTCGGCTGCCACGGTTGATTCGCCATCTTACCCCACCTCCACCGCCGCCTTGCATTCTATCACGCAAGAGACGGAAAGGGAATTGATGTAGGGTCCGCCCACCTGGATCTTGAGCCATTCGTTCTTGCCCACCGAGACGTTGCAGGTAATGGTTTCCGCGGGCCACAAATTGGTCAGAATCGTTGTGCCGACGACCGTATCGGCGCCCCCGACAGTCGCACACTTCAGCACAGAGAAGACCAAATGACCGCCGGCCCCGCTCCACGAAGAAGCCACCTCGATGGTCGTCACCAGGCAGGCCACCGGCACCGGGATATACCAAGTGCCGTTCAGGTTGCCCGCCGCGACATTGTTGCGGGCGAAGTTGAAGGGCACGTAGAAGCGATAGAACGGGGAGGCCATGTCCGGCGCGGCGAACTCGTAGTCCTCAAGGAACCGCTTGAGGGCCAGGAAGTTGTCCATCAACTCCTGCGCGTCCGGCAGGTCCGACTTCACGGCGGAGTGGGGCAGGAGCAGTTTCATTCGAGCAGACTCCTTGCCAAGAGACAGGTCGAAAACGTCCTCAGTTGGGTATAGACGGCGCTGCTCTGGCGGAACTGCAACGCCGAACCCGCGGCGAGTGAGATCCCCGCGCCCCCAATAACTTTGAACGCCATGCCACCGGGCGCGACGATGGTCATGCTGTCCACCAACACATATCCCGCCCCGGCATCGACCCAAGCCTCCAGGACCACGGACCCGGTAGCCAGTTCCGACCACGTCTCCCACGTCGTCAGGTCCCACGCCTTGGTGGGGCGGATGGTCCACAGGGCCGGGAAGGCCCGATTGTCGCAGCCCGCGGCCTGCCCCTCGAAGTTGCCGACCCAGGACCAGGACTGCCGGACATACTTGTTGGGGAGGAGGGTGGAGGAGATCGTGTTCAAATTGAAGTAGTCGAGGATGGCGTAGAAGTTGGCGAGGACCTTGTCGGCCTCGGCTTTGGTGCCGTTCGTCAGGGTGTAGGGGAGGGTCAGCGGCATGTCATGACTCCTCCGTCAAGTGTTTGACCCACAAGGTCATGGCGAAGTCGATGGTAAAGGGCAAGAGGGCCGTAGCCACAACCCTAATGACTAGTGAGGTGCCAACGCCAGCCGCAAAACTGGTCTGGGACTTCGGAATGGAACAGGTCCCAATGGGCTTGGTGGCAGTCGGGTGCACTTCCAGGACGTTACTGTCCAAGCCGCCCGTCAACCAGAAATCCAGGTGCAGACCCGACCCGATCGCGTTGTGGGAACTGAGCACGATGGACGCCACGTCGCCGGCTCGCAGCAAATAAATTACCCCCAACCAGCGCTCGGCGGGAGCAACACCCGTGAAATACGCGCTCCCGCTGATGACGTACGGCTCATAGACCCAGAGCTTCGAGAAGGCCATGTTCACGGCCAAGTTAGAGTTGATCTCATCGACCACGCGCTGAAAGTTGGCCTGGATCTTGGCCGCGTCCGCCGGCTCGCCGTTGTACAAGGTGTAGGGATAGTCGATGAAGTAGCCCACCGTCGCCCCCTACGTGAAGTTGGCCAGGGGCGAGAAGCACCCCGGATTCAGGCTGAAGGCCCCGCCCGCGCACCGATTGCCCACCACCGTGCTCTTGACGGGCACGACGTTGAGATCCCACCCCGCCAACCCGGCCTCCAGGTTATTGTCGAGGACCGCGCAGAACTCGGCCTGCACGTCGATCCCCGAGCCGCCCCAGGGCCGATCCGACACCCGGCCCCCGGTGAAACTGCCGCCCGTGGCGCTCACGTTGAACACGACGCCCGAGAAGCAATGCCGCAGCCACACCCGCCAAGCCCGGAACTCGGCCCCGTGGATGTCCAACAGTCCCCCAGTGGCCCGCGGCGAGTCGGCATGGCCCTCGACCACGAGGTTTTCGAGGTGCACCCGCGCGCCCGTGACTTTGATGTAGGTCTCCGGGCCGCCGACGAGACGGATGATCGTTTTCCACCCCTCGCCCCGAATCCGCACGTCGGCATTACCCCAGGTCGCCAACGACTGCACGTACCAGATCCCTTCCGGGAGCAGGATGGACCCGCCCGCGGGAAGCCGGCCCAGGAGCTTGTGTATGGTGTCCGTCTTCTGGGCCGTCAAGACCGGCCGCGCCGTCGCCGCCCCGAGCACGACTCGCTGACTTTCGGTGAGGGCCTCCGCCCCGAGTGCCAGGCGCTTCATCCGTCTGCCCTCCCGCCGGTGGGTACGGCCTGCATAAAGAGGATCGAGACGCCGCGCAGCACGGCCCGCGTGGTGCCAAACCCCCAGATCGCCAGCCGCACGTACCGACTCCGCACGTCGAGCGGCAACTGCTGCACGATCCCTTCCCGCTTGGTGTACAGGAGCGCGGTCGCGCCGGTGCCCCAGTCGGCCCCGTCCCATTTCTGTTGACCCGTGAGGTACAGGGGATAGGGCCGCACGTCACCCACGATGGTCTGGGCATTGGCCCCCCAGGGCGCTTCCGCCCCCCAGAGGTACGCCTTGCAGGTGCCCGCCTCGCCCCCCCGGTCCACCGTCGTCCCGTTGGGGGGGCGCCGCCAGTTGAGGATGATATGTTGCGCGTACACTTCCGTCGAGCGTTGCGTCAGCAGCGGCTTAGTGACCATCAGGAAGGGGATGCGACTGCGCCCGGAGACCGCGGTGGACCCCGAGTAGATCGGGCGCAACATGCCCCCATAGTCATGCCAGCGGCAGACCACGTCGGTGTAGTAGTTCTCATCCCACCCGAACATCAACGTCTCGCTGCCCATCGGCACGATCAGGCGATACCCGTTGGCGTAGCAGTTGAGGCCGGGCGACTCGATCTTGAAGTTGTTGCCCACGGCCACCAAGGGCCAACTCTTCAGGTTGAGCACTGGATCTGCACACAGACTCTTGACTCGCGCGGTCGTGTTCGAGTTGATGATGGTCACCACGTCGTTCTCGACCACGCCCGCCGCGGCATACCCGCCCAGGGTGCCCTTGAGCGCCTTGTTGGCGGTGCCCAGGGGACTGGCGACCGTATCCCCGGTCACGCGGGTAATGGCCGAGTTGGTCTTGCCGGCCACGCCGTTGTAATGGCGGTCCGCGCTGGCGACCCACCAGGCCCGCTTCGAGATCCGATAGACCAGGGCATAGTGATGATGGCCGGTCTGCCGGCGGGCCACCGGGAACCACACTTCCCGCTGCCGTCCGATGTAGGCCGCCTGCCCCCACTCCCGCTCGAATTGCAGCGGCGCGCCGACGTCGTTGATCTCCGTCGTGTAGGCCGTCGAAGGGAGGAAGTAGCCGGTCTCAAAGAGGTGTTCAATGGGATCGCTGATCCGCTCGACCGCCCCGCCATCGGTCGCGTAGATGCCCGAGGAATGGGCGAAGAACACCCCCTCCGGGGCCACACACACGGCCTGCTTGCCGGAACACCCGATGCCCGTTGCAATGGGCCGCAGCACAAACTCTTCCTCCAGCATGCCGGTCAAGACCCAGAGGTCGTTGTCGGTGAAGATGAAGAGCCGATCCCGCCAACTGACCAGGGCGGTGATGGCGTGCGCGGTCCCGACCTTGAGCCAGTTGGGGAAGCGCACGGCCCGCGGGTTCGCCGGGTCCGTCCAGGCCAGGGTCTGCCGGTTGACGAACAGACTGTCATCCGAGACCGTCAGGCCCGCCACGATGGTCTGCTCCGGGGGGATCGTCCCGTCGAACCCGACGACCTGATTGTCGTTGAACCCGGCCATGAAGATCCGGTCCAGGTGGGCACAGAGCACCCGCCCGCTCACGTCGCCGGTGAGATAGGGCCAGTTCTCCGCGTCTACGCCGCTGGTCCACGCCCAACTGCCGACCTGCAACCACTCGCCGTTATTGAGGGGGATGGCGACGAGGTCATCGGATAGCCCCGCCAACTGCTGCGCCACGACGAAGGGCGGACGTTGCGGGCAGTTCGAGAAGAAGAGGCGGTTGCCCATGCTCACGCACGACCAGAAATCATCCGCACTGTTGCTGTAGTGCCCGCTCAGACAGTCGTGCGTCAGCGTGGCCCCGTAGAGCGTGCGCCCCCGGTCATCCCCGACCCACAGATAGCCCGTCCCGTTCTCCTTGAAGCCCAGCGCGACCGCCACCAACCGCTCATTGAAGCGGAACGTGCCCGCGGCCACAAAGCGGATCGTCGTGGTCGGCTGATGCTCCAGGGCGGTCCCGGGCCGTTGCTGCCAACCCTCATCGGTCGGGCACATGTTGAGGAGCAATTCAAACGGCGCGGGCGAGTCGGCGCGCACGTCCATCCCCGAGGGGGAGTACAGCGGCAGGTTGAGCAGCCTATTCCCAGTCGGCGACATGGCGGATTCCCATCGGCATCTGGTCGCTGTTCTTCAGGGTTTCCTCTGCCTCCGCCCATTCCTCCCGTTGCAAGCCTCCAAAGTAGTTGGCCGCCTCCCGGACCTTGACGCACGCGAGCTCACAGGCCCGATACACGACCAGGTTGTGGAGGTGGTGGAGGGTATCGCCGAAGAGCTTGTCGGTGGTCAGCACCAAGTCGGTCGGTTGTCGGATCAGCCGGGCCAGGAGATAGGTCGTGTCCTGGACCGGGCCGCCAGCAAAGCGTAGGTGCAGGTTGTCGCTGTTGTCCCGGTGATAGGTCCACTCCGCCTCGGCCCGCCCGATGGAGGAGTCGCTATCGCTGTCCGTCTCGAGATCCGCCATGCCCGCGGCCGGCGTGATCGGTTGCGGGTGATTCGTCGCGCTGATGGCCCCCGCGTTGGGGAGCCGAAACACGGCCAACAGTTTCAGGACGCTGCCCTTGCCCGCGGTGGCCAGGGACTGCGACAGCGACCCCGCGGTATAGGTCAACTGTTTCTCTTCCATGCAGAGCCCTTGGGCCGCGTTGGCGATCTTCATCCACCAGTAGCGTTGGGCCACGTTGAGGAGGCGGGTCAGTGTCGTGAGGTCCCAGGTGCCCACGCTCTCCCGCGTCCCGATGAGTTCCCGCGCCAGGTCGATCGCCTCAGCCAGCGTCATCGCAATGACCTCAAGTAGTTGACCCCCTCGCGGGCCATGGCCTCCGTGGTGCGGTCCGCGTCCCGCGCCCGTTCGTCAGCCTGCCGCCTTTCCTCTTTTCGATACTGGCGGAACCACTCGGCCCGGCCCCCGCCCGTGTGGGTATCGGCCGCGGCCAAGTGGGCGAGCGCCCGCCCGTCGAGTTCCCGACAGGAACCGTCCTCGTTCTGGACGACAAACAGGGGGAGCAGACGGGGATCGCTGTCTGCCCCCCCCGCATGATCCTGGCGGTAGGGAACGGTCTTGTTCTCCCAGAGGACGACCCACCTTCCGATCTGGTTGCTCCACCGGACCACGAGGTTGGGATCAAGGGCATGGAGTTGGGCGACGAAGCCCTCCGGCGGGTAGCGGTCGTTGTAGCCGCTGCCGCAGAACAGCCTCTTCATCCGGGAGTACCGGCTTTCCATCGCCCGCCCCCAATCTCAATTCGACCAGAAGACCTTGAAGGTCTGGTCGGCCAGTTGGACCGGGACATAGAAGCGCACCCACCGCCCCCCGAGCTTCCAGTTCTGCGCCACGCTGGAGACCGTCCCGGACAAGGTCGTGTCCAAGACCACGTCCACGGACCACCAGTCGGTGTTCGAGGAGGCCGCGAGGACCGCGTTGCTCTTGTCGAACGGACTGGGATCGACCCCGGCATAGACCTCGGCCCGCACCGAGCCGGGGCCGACCAAGGCCGGAATCTTCACCATGAAGCCCAGGCAGTTCGCCGGCAGGTAGAAGGCCGCGGTCCGTTCCGTGTCCACCGCCACCGCCAACAGTACGTTTTCAGCCCCCATGACGGCCTCCTGCTACTTGCGGTCGATGACCAGTTCGATCCCGGTGATGTGCACCCAAGCCGCCGCGCCGGTCGTGCAGTCGAAACGGGCATAGTACTGGTAACCCGTGGCCACCGTACTCACCGCGGCCTCCGAGTTGTCGTACAGGTCCACGTCCGCCGTCACGCCGGCCCAGCCCGTATGGGCGTCGATCTCCCCATCCACGGGAACACTGGCCGCGTGGAGATTGCGCCGCAGACTGGCCGCCAGCGTCACCGCGTTGCCCACGCTCGCCTCGATGGAGCCGATGATCCGCCAACTCTGGATCACGTCGCCCACCTTGAGGCCCTCAATGTGGATGACGAGCATGGCGTTGGCTTCGTTGGGCGCACAGTACCATGACCCGGTCGCCTGTGGCACCCAGTCCGGCGTGCCGCCCGCGAACGACGTACACTGCCCGGCATTGAAGACCATGCTCTGCGCCAGCTTGTGTCCGGTGTAGGTGAAATTCCCCGTCACCGTCGTCAGGATGCCGGCCGCGCCGATCCCGACCGCGGAAGTGTTGGCATCACCGATCTGGATCGTGCCATCGGCCAGCGCTCCCGTGGCATTGCCGGCCCGGATCGAGATATTCCCGCCGACCGCCCCTACGCCCGCCCCGATCGTGCCCCCACCGCCGGCCCAGATGTTGACCGCGCCGCCCGCGCCGGGAGCACCGCCGCCCAGGAGGGCCGCCGCGCCGCCCCTGCCGCCGTACAACGAGAGGACGCCGCCGTCGCCCGCGTTCTGCGGATTCGGATCACCCGCGCCGCCCGTGCCCGCCTGCATGGTTACCGCGCCGCCGTTGCCACCGATGGCCGTGGCCGTGGCCTCGCCGCCCGCGCCGCCCAGGAGGCGGAACAGATAGCCGCCGAACGTCGCCGGGGCTGGATCAATGTCGATGTCCAGTGCCCCGTCGCCGTTGATGCTCAGGTTGCCCGCCATCGTGAGGTTGGCCCCGGTCACGTCCAGGCCGGCTTCGGCGTCGAGACTGACCAGCGCCCGCACCGCCGTGGTATTGGAGTCGCCCAGGACCACGTTGCCGTCCGCGCCGCCGCCCGAGGCATTGCCGCCCCGGATGTAGGTATGGCCGCCGTTGTTCCCAGCGCCCGCGCCCACGACGCCGCCCGCCCCGCCCGCCGCCACCGTCACGTCGCCGCCCGGACCCGCGGTCGAGGCGGCATCATCCCCCGAGGCGCCGCCCGCCCCGCCCGACAGCCCGGCGTTGCCGCCGGTACCGCCATTTTGCGCGGCAGGCAGTGTTGCCCCGTCGCCGCCTGCCCCTGCCCCCAACGTGAGTTGACCGCCGTTGCCGCCCGCCCCGAGGCCCACGGAAGCACCACCTGCTCCTGCCACCGCGGCCAGGGCATACCCGACCGCTTCCACCGCGGCCGTGGCATTGTTGAGGGTCAACGCGCCCAGGCCCTGAATGATCAGGCCCGCGCCCATCCTCAAGTTGGCCATCGTCACATCGAGACCGTTCTTGGCGTCCACGTTCCCGTTGAACGTCGCCTGGCCGTCGCCGGTGACCGAAAAGAGAACGCTCGTTGCGGCATCCTGGATCTCCACGCCCGTGGTATTCGTCGCGGTCCCGACCCGCAGCACCGTCTCTTCGTTGACGTTGAGGTTGTTGAAGATGAGGTCGCCCGTGATGGACTCGCAGGTCGAGTTCGTCCCGTCGTGGTAGCAGGTCACGTCCGCCCCTGCGCCGATCGACAGGCGCGCGTTGTCCGCGTCGATGTCCACTCCCCCGGTCACATCGAGGTTCCCGGGGATGTCCGCCTGGCCGGCCCCGCCGACCTGGAACAGTGTGCTGCTCAACGCGTCCTCGATCTCGAAACTCGTGGCGTTGGTATTCGTGCCGAGCTCGAAGAGGAATTGGCCGTCAGCATCCGCGCTTGTGAAGTGCACGTTGCCGGCCCCCAGCCCCGCATCGTTGCTCTGGAGGAAGACCATGTTCGTGCCGTTGTAGGTCGCCGTGAAATCGGCCCCCGCCCCCCATTTCACGTATTGATGGTCGGCGTCCACGTCCA